GGAAGGTTTTATTGAGAAGAAAACTTTACCATAAATCGGTGGGTCGTTATGCTCACCTCCCCAAACAGAAAGTGATTCAATGAACGGAAATTCATGTAACATAAAATTTTCATAATCTTCTGTAATAACCGCCCTGTGTTGCGCCTTGTACATTCTTGGTGCCCGATTCGCAATTTCTTCTTTTGACTCTTTCTCAGCGGCTCCATAAGCAGAAATAAGCGTTTTTATTGTGTAGGACGAATATCCACTAATTGGCTGATAAGGAGTAAAAATTGAAGAATTTGTTGCATTTTCCTTGCCTGCTGATACAACATAAGAAAGAATAACTTTGCTTCCATTAATCGGGCGTTTTCCAAGGATATTATCACCGAAAGAAACTTCAAAATATCCAGAAGGATTTTCGTGTAAGAAATACACAAGCGAAGACGGATCCAGCAAAGTAATATTTTGATTTAAAGAATAAGCGGTTGTGGATGCTCCGGACAATGTTCTGACAGACAGTGTTGAGATATCGGCATTGACATTAGGGATAATAAATCGTTGATCAGGATCATTATAGTTGACAGTATAAGAAAAATCGTTCATAATCCCTTCATAAATTTCAAGTTTGGGACAAGAATATACTCCAACAGTGTCAGTTGGATAGGCAAAATATTGATCTTTCGTGCTAAAAATATATTTTGAGTTAGACGAAAACCGTGTTCCTGCTGGAATTGTTATATAAGCAGGAGAACCAGAAACGTTGTTAAATGTAATTTCAATTTCTGCTTTTGCTGTTCGTACACTTCTAGGAGTATACGCCAGAGCTTTTGCTATTGAAATGACGGATGACCGCATTTGGGCAGAGTCAATGAACATTTCATTTGCGCTCATGTTTGCCATAACTGCATTCATGTGGGTGTTATATGCAAGAATATCAATCAAAATATTCAAAGCCGATCCTTCAAATTCATAGTCAGAAAAAGTAGGATCGGCTTTGAAATAATCAATTAAATTTTTCTTGATAAGATCAAAATCAAGTTCCGTAATGTTTATTTCTGCAAGATTGTTTGCCATGTTAATTCCTTATCTGACTGTTTTAAGAAACATGTCTAGGGTTACTGGAGATAATGTGTTGAGAACGACAAAATAAACTGAAATACTGAATCCATTTCTTTCAGGAGAGGCTTTTACTGATACACCCCGAATTTCCGCTCTTGGTTCATAAACACTTAATACATGATGGATTTTTTTCTCTAAAATAACATCAAGATTTTCTTCAGCAATGTTTTCAAACAAGAAATCATATATCCCTCCACTTATTTCAGGATGAAAAGGTTTTTCATTTTTCCCAAGATAAATTAAAGATTTTAGGCTTTGTTTGATTGCTTCCTCGTTTGTTTTTTTCGCAACATCATTTGTTATTGGGTGTTTCGCAAACGAAAAATTTAAATCCGTGTATGTTCTGCTTGGATTTGATTCAATGTAATTATATTTATATCTGTTTGCCATTTTAGACCATTAGAAAAATTTTAACGAATTTGTGGCAAGAAGTCTCCCGTCTTCTATAAGCGGGAGATGAATTGACTTCATTCTTTTAGTATTTAATCGCTTTCTTCGCATTCAAAATAATCGTCTGGCTCAACCGGAGTTGTGGATTTATTATTAGGCGAATAAGTTTTGTTTGGTATTTCAGATGCTCCTGTGATTGTCGCTTTTTCTGTTTCTTCTGCTTTTGTTGGAACGTCTGCTTCTTCTGGCGGGATACCCGGAGTTTCAACTACAATTCCCCATATTTCTTTAAATACTTCAAGATAGTTGCCTATATAAGCGTCCATTCCAACATGCAAATCTCCGTCAATTTTGATATCATCATTGACGTTTATTGTGTTGAAAACAAAAACATTTTTGTTAAAATGAACGTCTTCTTTAAAATACGTTTCGCCTAATTCATGAATATCGTCGGCGTCAACATAAATTTTATCCGGAACAACTTTTACTTGAGTGTCAAACGTTGAGGATGCTTCTAATGAAAATGCAGGAATTTCTGGAATAATAGTGTTTGAAATGGTATCTTTTTCTTGATTCATTTCATCGCATTTTAATGTAACAGAAGGAAAACTATCTGAATCAACGTTAATTGGCGGGATGGGTTCAATTGTGATAGGAGAATAAGAACCAATTCCTATTGTTGATTCTTGAACAGAAGATATTTTGACTTTTGAACCAGAAAGAATATTTATATCAGTATTTGCTTGATTTATCAGGTTTTGTTCTGAGGCAACGAATATATTTCCTTTTGCTCTTTGAATTATTTCATCTTGAGAAGTCAAGGCGTCTTTCCCTTCAGTCATGCAAATCTTATCGCCTTCTACTACTCTGATATAATCACCTTCAATGTGTTGCCAATAGTCTCCTTTAATGTATTCATCTTTGTTTCCCATGACAGTAACCCGATAATCGCCTTCAACGTACAAATGTTTTGATCCTAAGTCAATCTCAAATCCATCTCCATAAATTTTTCGTACTTCTTTTCCGTCAGGGTGAATTTCAAGAAAATTTTGTGACGTTTTGTGTTGTCTGAAATATCGTTCTGCCCCGGGGGTGCTGTCCCATTCTTCTAAATGCCCCCACTCACACCCGTCACACTTTGGATTATACGGACCTTCCCATACATAATTGTAAGGATAGATTGCAGCATAAGGTGTTTCTGGCTCTGACCATTGATCAGCGGCAGTTGCAATATTGTTCATTACTGATTCTTTTCTGACAGTAACGGCAACGTGTTCTTTAACATGTTCGCCGACAATTCCTCTTGCAAGTCTATTTGTGTCTGGTTCTTCAAGTTTGTCCTCTTGCGGAAAACATTCAGTGAAGTCATTAAAACCAACATCACCAAAAGGAGGATCAAGAGGAAATCCACCCAAAGAACCGAGAATGCAAGGTTGTTGTTTGTTTTCCCCGTCAAGATAAAATCCAACAACCCATGAACCTACCATAAGGCCGAGAGGAGATTCTCCAACTCCTGATATAGATGCAGAATTCACGGGCATAACCACCATTGCCCACGGTAAATGATCAGTAGGAATTTCAGCTTTGTCTTGTGTATGCTCTCCTAAAACTCTTACCCGAACGCGACCAAGTTTTTCAGGATCAAGAATACATTCAACAACACCAACAAAGTGAAAAAATCTTCCTGTCAACCCCATTAAATTTTGTGATTCCATTAAAGACCTCTAACATTTCCGTGACCGTCATACTTGAGTTTTGCTTGAGGATCTGATTTAGGAGGAAGCATATCCTCCCAAATCGGATTAATTCTCAACGTATGATAATTGTCTTTTATTAGTTCACAAACAAGCGTGTGTCTGTCTGAAGTGAATTTTCGTCTTAAAGTAGCAATAAGCCAATTCCCCCTAAAACGAACATCAGGAACAGGCGTTTCGTCTGGTCCTTTAAATTTAAACTCAGGAGAATTAAAGTCAATTTCTATTTTTTCTCCTACTCTTCTGGTGAAGTTTCCCGGCATCGTTACTTCAAGCGCCAAGAATTCAAGTTGTTCAATTTGGCCCGGTCTTTGACGAACATATTTTTCTGTCTCAAATGTTTCTTGGTCATCCCAACAATGGTTATGATCAGGAACAACCGTTAAAACAGTATTAGCTTCTTCTGTGCTGAATTTTGCGCTTACTTCGTCCCTGATAAGTTCTCTTAATTTTTCACAGTGGTTTAATGCTTCAAAATCGTCAATATAATTGTAAGGTTCATCAAGTGTATAATTTGGTGCTTCTGGGCCATGAGGATAGAAGTCAGTCACCCTTTTATAAAAAGGATCCCACCGTATCATTCTATTTCCGATCATTCCTTTTGCTGCTGCTTTTGTAATGTCATGATAACCAAGAAACTTCATTGTGGCAATATTCAAGTATCTCGGACGAAGATACTCAGGATTTGGTTCGTCTGACATTCCATCTGAAACAAATCTATCCGCTGAAGATGTAAAATATTCTTCAACAGGACCTTTGCCAAGAATTTCATTCATTGAAATATAATAAAACTGCTCTTTGTCTTCATAAAACAAAAAATTAACAGCAATTCCATCAAACGAACGCCTTGAAATCCAAGTTATTGCATCATAAGGTTTCCAATTAGGAATAACAACATTCCACAATCCTTCTGTTGGTTTTGCGTCTAATGGTTTAATCGGCAGTTTTTTCTTTAATCCTTGGTGTCTCAAATAGTCCATAAATATGTCTTCAATAATGGTGTTATATTGAACTTGCTTCCATGATCTTGAAATTCTATTAGCAAGATTGTCTGTCCATGTTGATGATACAAAAGAAGCAGACCAAACTTGAGAATCTTGTTTGATTTTTTCTTGGTGTGAAATTTTTATTATTTCAAAAGTAAATTCAATTTCTCCGTCAGGGTCAAACATTGAAACATAAGGATCAGTATCAATAGTTTTTAGTCTTCCTTCAATCAAATCACCTTCTCTTACTGGAAGATTCGTTATGATATTCAACGAATCTTGTAAAACAATAGATCCTGTAATGCATTTTGCAAAAATATTTTCAATGATGTTCAATTCAATAAGGAGGTATGTAACATCTACTTCTCCTTCATCCCCGATTATCTTCAAATAATCAACGTCATACGCACCTGGATCAATTTCTGCGCCAAAGTAATTGTAAGCCATTAGATTATGAATCCTTGTTTTGTGATTTGATCCCGCTCTTTCTTTACCTGATCAAGATATTCTGGTTTTAAAAGTTTGATAATTCGCTTATCTTCATTTTTTCTTGATTCATACACGTAATTATTAATTGCAATGATATTTCTTGATGTACCAGATTCAATGTGGTTCTGATAGTCAAGAGAAACAATTGTTCCCGGAGGATACGAATAAAGATTATCGTCTTCATCTGCTTCGTAATGATGAACACCATCAATGTTTTCAGGGCCGTATTTCTTTTTTGTGTACTCATACAAATCGTGTTCATTCATTGGCCAATCAAATAAAGGATCAATCATATCGTTCATCATTAAAACAACCCAAAAATAATATCGTGATTTGTAAAGAGTTTCAGCAATGCTGAACATCGTGTCTTCATCACGGATAATCCATTTTGAAAAAGAAGCAGAGTTGTTTTTTATTGTTTCCCTAAAAGCCCATCTATGAAGAAAATCAATTGAATCTTTTTCTTCATCATTCAGATAATATTTAATTCTCGGGAATCCATTGAAATAATAAAATCGTTCTTTGAAAATTTTCATTTTATCCCCAATATCCTGATAGAATCTTGTCTCTCATGTGAAGTTCTGCTTCGGTGAATGTCATTGAAAATGTAACCGCAAGGGGCGCTGCGCTTTCATGAAGAACCAATTTACCTGCTCCTGCATAGTTGATTGAATAATCTGTCAAATAACAAGGCATTATTCTTGGTAAATAATTATCAGGAACAAAACTAACTTCCCATAGATCAGGATAAGCAAAATACGTTTTTCCTGCTCCTGCAAAATCAGGCGCGGCGTAGTATTGCATGGTTGCTGTGAACACTGCAATTGCGTCATTCGTTGCTTTGTTTGTTGGAACAATTTCAAATTCAAAGTTGAAGTTTCTGTATCCAAGACCAGAGAAAGTCAATTCTTTATTCGGATTGACTGCTTTTCCTGCTTTGTGTGCCATGTAGTCTGCTGCGTCCCTAAAACCAACAGCTTCACCTATTCTTGATTGTACGCCTCTTTTCGCTTGTTCAACGATACCTCTTCCAGCAGTTGTTCCTGCCCATGGTAAATTTTTAATTAAAGAATCTGCATCAACTAATTCAACTGCTGCATTCGCCATAACACTATCTGGAGTAAAATCTCTCTGGTCCCACAATAACGCCCCTCTGCTCATGATTGAAACTGGCATTTGAATTAAGATTATTTCGCCGCCAACTCTAAACATTGTAAAAGGAGCGTTTTGACCGAAATCGCCTATTCGAGTAATTCCGCTTTGTTGTTTATGATTTAACAATAAATCAATTGCCATTTTATGTCCTTTTGTCTTTGTATAAATAAAACTGAAAAGATATTTCTTTTATTTATACAACTCATACTCAATCAATAAGATATTGCGGAGGCTATGTCAAAATTTTATCAAGGTTTTTACAGACCAAAAAATCCAGAAAAGTATTCCAACCCCAGAAGAATCAAAGAAATAGTTTTTAGATCGTCATGGGAAAGGAGTCTCATGATATGGCTGGACAATAATGACGATGTTTTATTGTGGGGCTCAGAGGAAATTGTAATTCCTTATATTTCAAAGTTTGACGGAAAACCTCACCGATATTATGTTGACTTCAATATTGTATTTAAAAATGGAGCAAAATTGCTGGTTGAAGTAAAACCAAAAGCACAGACAAAAGAACCAGTTAAGACTAAAAAGAAGACAAAAAAAAGATATTTATATGAAGCAAAAACGTATGCGGTGAATACAAGCAAATGGGATGCTGCAAAAATCGTTGCTGAAAGAAGGGGCGCGGTTTTCGTTATATGGACAGAAGAAGAATTGCAAAAATTAGGAATCAAAATTCAAGTTTCTCAACGATTCAGGCATGTGCAACGCGGAAAAAACAAAAAACAGATCAAAAGACTGAAACCAATAACCACGATGAAACGAAATGGCAATTAAACAGACAACAAAGAAAAATCCGTTCGCTACGAATATTTATAAAGGCGAAGATGAACGTCTTGCCAAAAAGTGGTTTGCTGAAAAAATAAAAAATTTGTCTCGGTCTGATATATCATCAAAATCAATGTCTGATCTTCGCTATAGAGGACAAGTGCCTTTGATTGGACGAATGGTATATTACAAATATCAAGCGAAATACGATGGAAAACTTCCGTATTGGGATAAATTTCCGTTAACTATTGTTATTGAGGAAACAAACGAACATTTTCTTTCTTTGAATCTGCATTATTTGCCCCCAAAAGTAAGAGGAACGTTTCTCACAAGATTGATGGATGTGATAAATAATGCTAGGTTCAACAAATCAACAAAATTAAAAATTACATACGGATTATTAAAAAGCGTATCAAAATATAGATACTTTCAGCCTTGTTTGAAGAGATATATTAAAAAGAATATACGATCAAATATCATGATTATAAGGCCTTCACAGTGGCATTTAGCAATACATCTTCCTGCAGCAAGATTCAAGGGCGCTACAGAGAAACAAGTTTGGACAGATTCACGAAAATATTACCGGTAAAACAAAATGGGATTATCAATAAAGGAATTAAAGGCATCATTGAGTAAATATCCTTTACTTGATTTGTCAAAATATGAAGTTATGATTACTGGGCCTTTTGGAACTCTTGATAGAGAAATTTCATTAAGGTGTACTTCTGTTGTATTGCCGGGCCGTGGTTTTTCAACTACAGAATTGTTTACTCATGGTCCAGTTAGAAAAATTCATTATATGGAATTATATGATGATGTTCAATTGTCTTTTATTGCCTCTGATGTTTTGAAAGAAAGAGATTTCTTCAATCAATGGCAACGATTAATGAGCGGAAATCCTTCATGGAATATGGCATGGTATGAAGAAATTATAGGAACAGTTGTTATTAATAATTTAGACAAACAAGGAAAAGTAAAGACAAGCACGACACTTTTTGAAGCATATCCTGTTAGTATGGATCCTTTGACATTTGATTATACTGCTGGTGATCAACTTCCATTATTTAATGTTTCATTTACTTATCACCATTGGGAAGTTAAAGGCGAGCAAGGGGAAAGTACAACAGTATTTGATAAAGTTCCTGAAGGAACAAAACCAGTACACACTAAACCAAAAGCAGATGTTCAGGTTCCTGCTGAACCAAAACCAACAACAGTTAAACCCAAACCTAATATAAATAAAACTCCTGGTGAGTATCCAGAACCAGAAAATGAAACATTTGACGATAGTGATATGGTATCTGAATATTATGTACCACCAGATTATAACCCGGATGATTATGTCAACGGTGTTTATGTTGGAGATAAAGTCGATGTTCAAATTTATGACCCGAATGTTCATGCTGGAGATAAAGCAGATGTTCAATTGCCACAAACACAAGAGCCAACAACAGTTAAACCCAAAGCAGAACCACATTTGCCCGCTCAAGAACAAATTGATGCGTCTTCTGAAATGGATTACAACTAATTTTGAAATTATCAAGAATTTCAAAATTATGCCAGTGGCAATACAGAGAATCAATAAGCAATAAAGAGAAAGGAGAACAAAATGAAACAACAAACAAAGCAGTCTATTCTTGATACCCTAAATCAGGCGCCAATTTATTCATTGGTCATTCCTTCTTCCGGTCAAAAAGTCAAATACCGACCTTTTACTGTGGGAGAGGAACAGAGTATGTTAATGGTAAAAGAATCAGAAGATATTGAACTTGTGATTGACAATATCAAAGAGTTGATTCGTTCGTGTACGTTTGGTGAAGTTGACCCAAACACTCTTGCTTATTTTGATATTGAATATTTCTTCCTTAAACTTAGATCAAAATCTATCGGCGAAGAGGTTGAAATTTCTTTGAAGTGCAAGACCCCAGAATGCAAAGGAAATGTTGATTGTGTTTTTAATATTGAAGACGTTAAAGCACCAACTTTTGTGAAAGGTGGAAATGTTGTCAAATTGAATGATACAGTTTCGCTTGTTATGAAATATCCCGGTTTTGAAACATTGATATTATTGCTTGATGATAAAGAAAAGTCAAACCCCATTAAAATTGTTTCTGAATTGATGGAAACCGTCGTTAGTGGAGATAACGTTTACAGTGCATCCGATTTTACATTTGAAGAAAAAGAAAGATTCATTAAAAACATGAATTCAAAGACATTGAAAAAGATTATTGATTTCATTGAAAATGCACCAAAAATGGTCCATTCAATAAAAGGAAAATGCTTAACTTGTAATAAAATTCATGAATATCAATTAGGGGGGATTAGAAATTTTTTCGGGTAAGCCTTTCTCATGATTCTATTTTTAATAGAATACGAATGAATTTCATTTTGATGAATCAATACAAATTTAGTCTAACTGAATTAAATATGTTGCAGCCATGGGAAAGGGAATCTTATATCGGATTGCTTGTTCAATTTATAGAAAAAACAAAATAAAGAGCAAATATGGCTGACCAAAATTTATCAGGACAAGAACAAGAACAAATTGATCCAAAGGATATCAAAGCATTATCTAATGCTCTTGACGACATTATCCGCAAATCTCCTGATCTTGCAAGATTTGGTAAGTCAATGCTCTATGAAGAATTTGCGGAAAGATTTGAAAAAGAAAATAAAAACCAAAGTGCATTGTTTGATGAACTTTTTGATACTCAAACAAAAATTGTTTCTGGTGTTCTTGATGCTGATTCACGAACAGAAGCCAAACACAACACTGAAATTATAAAATATTTCAAAAAGCAAATTGATGAATTGTCTGAAATGAAAGAAATCACCGTTGAAGAAAGTAAATTTTTCAATGATATGGTTTCTGAACTTGAAAGAACCAACAAACAATTGCTTGAAACTGATTATTCAATGAAAAACGTAATGAAGGAAAAAATTAAAGAAAAACTTCCTTCTATTACTGGTTTGCTTGGGGCTATTGGCCTAGACAATCCTGCTTTCATGTTTCTTGGATCATTAATTCAAGATACGGTTGATGTTCGCAAAGAAAAGAAACAAAAGAAAGAAAGTCTTATGAGTGAAGCGAAAGAAAAACAGTTTGAACAGATGGTGAAACAACGTGGTATATTAAAAACCGACGAACCAAATGAAACGGAAAAAGCAAAGAAAAAAGCAGAGAAAAAGAAAGAAACAAAAGAAGATTCATGGTATGAAGAGAAAGACATTGAAATAAGCAATTCAATAATTGATCTTTTGACAAAAGGCAATGTTGTTCTAAAAGAAGCAATTGATGTTTCAAATAAAAAACTTGAAGGAATTGAAGATGGCGTAAATATTCTTACGAAGGATTCTCAAGGCAATAGATTTGCTGAAATTGAAAAGCATCATGAAGATCAAATAAGACACGATGAAACAATTAATGCTCTTAAAGGTCTTGGTGGCATAGACAAAGAATCTTTTATTTCAGACAAATCAACAGAGAAGCAAGGAATTTTTAGCAAATTATTAGGAATAGATTTTGATTCTTTGATGTTGATGTGGTTAGTTTTTAAAGAAAGATTTGTGAAATTCTTTAAAGTTCTTGGAAAATCAACAAGACTACTAGGTAAATTGGTTGGTTATCCTCTTCTGATATTAGAATCAATTTGGGGCGCATTTAAAGGATGGAAAAATGCCGCAGAAAAATTAAACAAAACAGAAGAAATGGTGACAATAACAGACAGACTTTCTTCTGCTGTTGGTGGAATGTTTGGCCAATTGGCATCCTTTGTTGATGTAATAACTAGCATTTTTGGATTGGATACTCATTTTGGAGAATGGGTAGACAAAAAAGTAACAAAACTTTATTTGAAGTTTTATGAAACTCTGAATAGAATAAAAGATTTTTTTCTTAATATTTTTGACATTGCGTTCCCTGAAGGGTTCTCTCTAACGAACATGATAAAAGCACCATTCAGACTTATAAGAGGATGGTTTGAAGCGTTATTTAATATTCAACTGCCAGATGAAGATGATTTGGCATTCCTTTTTGACAAAGTAAAGTCTTTTGCGGATGAACTTTTTGATAAAATATTTGATATGGTTCTCAATAGTCTTGAAAAGATTCCGGGTGTTGGAAAAGTTGTTAAGCAGTTTAGAGGATCAGAACCAGCAAGTGCGCCTGTTCAGTTTATTAAGGACGCCCCGGAAAATCTTGCCAGGAATCTTGAAATAGCAAAAGAAGAAGCAAAAGCATATTATGGTGAGTCAAAACGGCTACTGAATGTAGGAAAAGATAAAGTGGCCGAAAAAGTTATGGGCGCAAGAGAAAAGATAAAAGGATTAATGCCTGATGAATTTGTCCGTAAAATGATTGAAGAAGGTGACATTCAGAGAAATATTATCGGTTATTCTGAAATTAGAAACTGGGAAAAAGTCAAAAAAGCCAACGCTGAACAGATTCAAGATATTCTTGATTTGAATGATTGGGACAAAGAAACAACAAAAAATTTAAGAAGAATTCTCAAAGACAAAGAGGAATTCACTGTCAAGAGTAATGATGAAAATCAATTGAAATTTGTTGGTATAAACGAAGAGGGCGATATCAAACTTTCTCCTATTCAGCCAAAAATTAATTTTCAAGACTCAAGAACAGGATCATTATACGGAAATTCCATCAATGCAGCAAGAACCGCAAATACGCCTAAAGGCGGCGGTGGTTCTGCAATCGTCAATGCACCAAAAACGACAATCAATAATTCATCAAACAAATCATCAGTTCATACAAATCTTTCTCCGAGAGAAACGGACATATCAATTCGTTCAATGAGCAACTCATTTGGTTATTAAAAAAGAGGCGGAACAATAATTGTTCCGCCTCTTTTGTTTTACTTGGATTGTTTATATTTCAACAATCAGAATGGCGCATCGTCATCAGTATCAGCCAGTTGCTTGAAGTAGTTAAAAGCGTCATCGTCCTCATTTTCTTCTGGATGATCAACTCCTTCTGAAGAATCATACTGTTTTTCTTCTTTGTCATTATGACTCTCTTTCACCGGTGGAGTATCTGGAATAACAACGTTTTTTCCACCAATAAGACGTTTGAGCTTTTTGTTTGACTCCTCATACGAAGAAAATTTCTTTTCTCCTAGTTCTTCATTGATATTCTGTCCGCTCTTGATCAGTTCATCAATTTTGTCAGCGTCCCCACCGAAAAGTGGTTCAGGCATTCCGAATGAAGAATCATCATAATTAAAGAATCCTTTCACTTTCTTGCAACGAAGAGTGAACGAGGCTCCTTCAACAGGATCAAACACATTGATTCCTTTTGTTCCGTCAATAGGATCGTCAATTGCCCGATTATAAATCTTCTCCAGGATTTTCTTCCCAAATCGGAACTTGAAAATCTTTCCTTCATTCTCGGGATTCTCAGGATCCTTTTCTACAAGAACATTTGCCCAATACGAAGTTTTACCAAAGATTGGACGAATCACTGCTTGTTCAGACTCAGGAATATGGTCCCATTCACGTCCTTTCTTTAGAGCGTCTGCATATTCACAAGCAGGACAAGGATTATCCCAATCAATAGTCTTTGGACAACGTTCAATGTACCATGCACCATTGAGCTTGAATCCATGATCCCGTGTTTCTACAAAATACTCGCCGGTGGGAGAAGGAAGAAAACGGAGCTTTGCTGATCCATTTCCAGCTTTGTCTTTCTGAAGTTTCCATTCGGTTTCATCGCCGAAATCAGATTTTGCAAATCGGGTTTTGCCGAATGCATTGAGAAGATCGTTCAGAGATTTTTCGTTTGCGTTAATTTTGCTAAAATCCATACAGTTGCGTTTCCTTTGAAAATTGTTTAAAAGTTGAAAGCAGTTGAAAGCAGTTGAAAGTTTTTTCTATGTTACCTACACAGAAATTTTTGATATCACATAACCTTCCTCCTTAGCCTCGGCTATTGAATTAATCAAGATTTTTTTGTAAGCATCAAGATTTACTGAAATGAAGGCTTTATATTTATTCACCTTCATTTCATACTCATACTTGTATATTATATCATCTACGGCGTGTTTGTCAAGAAATTTTAAAATAAAATTCAAAATAATAAAAGTTTCAAGTTGAATGCTGTCATTAATTAGTGCTTTATAAATCATATCAGAACAAAAGAAATAATCAGAATCAATTTTATTCTGTTTTATGAATAAAGCAATATGAAAAACATCATCTTTGAAAACAGACTTCAGTGATTTGATCTTATTTAACCATTTTTCTGCGGCGTTTTTATATCGTTCATCGCACAAATCACGCACATTGACTTTCGGGTTTTCTAAAAAACAAGGAATCAGATAACCTATCAATTCTTCAGATGTTTTATATTTCTCGTTTAGATGATAATAAAAACTTTTTTCTGAAGACGTATCAAGTGAAACTCTTGTTAATTTAGTTTTCCCTTTGTATTCAACAAAATTATAATGTTTTGTGTTCCAATGTAATTTCATCGCACAAAACAATTCATACGTCTTAAAAACACCAATTTTCATAGGAATTCTTTTATATTATATTCATTATTAGGAAGATATTTTAGCTCTTTGGCTTCTGCTTGAATATTTTGAATGATCTTGTCATTCAAAAGACTAGGAACGAATTCCTCTTGAATCTTGAATCTGTCACAAGCATCCAACACTGAATCAATATAATTTTGGTTTGTTTTGATCTTGTGTCGTTCAACCCATGCACAAAATTCCTCTTTTCTGACAATCATATTTTCTCCTTTCTCTTTTCATGTTTTACATCTTGTAAAATAAATGCCGACCCACTTTTGCTTGATATGCCATTTTTGCAGCCCACTTAGGTGGTTTGATGTAATCCGCAAAATAATGGTCTGCCCCTCGTACCAGCCCATCAACTTCAAATTCTTTTGATTCTGCCATAGCATTATACAACTCAATTGAAAGGTCTGCAATTGTTTTACATTCTTCCCATGATTTTTGTTGGGCAGCGGTGATAGGAGGCACTTTCTTTGAATTATACCACGAAAATTGATAAGGCTGAGTAACAACCCCCTTGATCGTGTCTGGCCATGCTCTGTGAACAACTCTATTTAAAGTCACAAAAGCAACTGCCATTTTACCGTGAAGATTTTCTCCTCTGGCTTCGTGAAAAATATTTAAAGCAAGCCAATGTCTATCTGAATTTGTTATATTGAGAACTTTTTGCACTTCTGAATCTCCTAATAATTGTTTTTGTAAATTTTTGAATTCGGCGAAAAGCAATCCGCTTTCATCTTTTTTGTTGTTGACTGATTTTTCTTTTTGAGTCTTCTTTTGTTTCTTGACAAAAAAAGAATCTTTGTAATTTTTTATGACCCTTTCTTTTGCTGTTTTTTTGTTGTATTTGTATTTGAAATAATATTGGTCGGTTGAACTGGTAAGACATTCTGTTGGAGCAAATGCAAAAAAAGAAACAATGAAAGGAATTATCAGACTCTTCAATATTACACCTCTTGAAAGGAATTATCAGACTCTTCAATATTACACCTCTTGAAATTTATTTTTCCTTGTCTTTTAATTCAATGTTTTTATATCGTTTTGTGTGTAAACAAAACAGATTAATTGCCTTATCAATTTCGTCATTCACAATCATTTCTTCAATTTCTTTATGATCAATAACATCATAAGTCAAATCCCGCGCAATTCCAATGTATCCAATATGTTTCTTTGAGGGATCATGAGGATCTAATCTTTCAATCAGAATTGGAGCTTTATAAACTTGAAATGAATAAAAATTATCTTTGATATATCCAGATTCAATTGTTTTTTGTGCTTTCTGGGACAATCGTACTTCGTGATCTGATTTATCACAAATTAAATCAAAATCATATCGTTCATTATTTCTTTTCTTGATTACACCTAGTTCAATATCCGTTCTTCCTAATATTTCATTTTTACAAAAACCAAAAGTTTTCAAAACTGCTTTGTTGCAATATGTGTATCTCATATCCGCGTCCTTGACCCAAATTAAATCAGGAACATCGTCAAGATAATTCGCGAGTGAATTTTTGTGATAACCTTCTGTTGTGGTCAGTGATTTAACTTCACGCCAATATAGTATAGTAATGAATAACATGTAAGTCAATATTAATAAGTGCTTGTAAAAATGATTATCAGATAAATCAGTCACAGACATTGTTCCGGCGATAATTGGCAATGTATAAACCATAGCCAATTTAAACCGGAACATGGCACTTCTTTTGAACAAATGAGCAACATACAATCCAAAAATACCAATGAAAATTTCAATTAATCCGATCATTTGAATCGGAGTAATTGAAGAGTCAGTAAAGAAATTAAGAATATATTCTCCTATCCTTGCACTGTACATAATTTATTCCTCTTTTTTGTCTTTTTTGTCTTTTTCAAGCGGTTGAATAAAATCTGTAATTTCTTCGCCGGTCAATTTGCTCAATTTCTTCAGTCCGTATTTTCTCAAGAGTTTTAAAACAACTTCTGCTGAAAGACCAGCGGTTCCACAAAAGAAGAATGCCCATGATTCTGAAATATTGGCTTCAATACACAATTCGCCTACAAGGAATCCAGCAAAACCAGCTAAAAAGACAGCCACAATAAATTGAAACATGGTATGATCTTCACTCATAAACCAGTTTGCAACACCGCCTACCATAGCAACAACAACGGCAGTAACTATATAAGTGAAATTTTCTCCGAAAAAATTCATTCCTTTTTTGTCTCATTTGGTTTTAATTTCTGTTTTTTTAGATACAATAATTTCAGAATTCCAGTGACAAAATTTTTATTATTTAACGCTGCTTCAGATTTTGCCTTATATGTTTGTTCTTGCCAATCAAAGTTTTCCCTTCTCATTGTTAAAACAGTAATAGCAGATTCAATTTCATCAAAACTAGCAGATTCATCATTAATAATACTAATAAATTTGTCCATTTTCTTTTTATTCCTTGTATATTATTTATTCTTTTGAAACAGAGAACATTGTTCTTTGTGTCTTTCGTCTCAGGATCGCTAGGATTAGCCTGTATTGTGATTTTTATATAAACCTATTTGTTTTAGGACCAAGAAGTCTTGATATCTTCAATGACTTCAAGCGGCATCTTGGCTCCATAATTATTCTGTTTGTATTCCTTCATCTTTTGTTTGAGGAACATCTTTTTTACTTTATTGAACGTCTTGCGCTGTTTCTTCCCGGGATCAGTAAAGCCTCCATGCTTAGAAGCGTCCCATGTATTTATTCCCCGTGCAAGTCGCGTGTTCAAAATATACGCCTCAACCTTTCGGCGAAGTTTGTATTTTTGAAAAGATTCGTCTGGCATGCGTTCTTTTGGACCGAATTCAAAATCATAAATCTTTCCAGAATTCGGCATCATTTTCTGGATTTCTTCGTTTTCGTTGAATTCTGCGTTTTCATTGTTCATCGCTGTTCACCTTTAATTAGACATTTCAGCAAAAAATTTATTGATTTTCTTTTGAAGAATATTTGTGGTCAGTGCCTCAGTTTTTACGTCTTTAATTTTTCGGTAAATTTCTCTCATATATTCTATCCTTTATCTCCTCTTTGTTATGAATTATTTTTGTCCAACGTAAAAGCATTTCAACGTCGTTTCTTGTTTCCGGATGAAGCGTCATATTATTTCTATTTGCTTTGTACCATTCCCAAACTTCCATCTCGCCCGTAATCGCTATTCCTGCTCCTATCCAATCAGCTACCATTTCAACCATGTATCTTTCTGGCATTTTTACTGCTTGAACGTTACCCTTGTCAAGAGTTAAAAGCCAATATTGCCAGTGGTGTTTGTTTCGTTTTTGATGAAGAAACCATGCATTAATGAATTCTTCTGTTTCAAGATAACGCTTTTTTCCGGTTTCGTCATAAAAACATTCCTTGTATGGAATCCACTCAGAAGGAAGAAACTTGCTCATATCATGTTTCAGTCCGACCCACGTTCCTAATCCAAGCATGTGGCACGCCTTCATAACATAATATTTGTGGCGAATCAAATATTTAAAATACATCCAATTTTGTTTAATTCTCATTTTTCAAACGTCTTTTTTACATTTTTTGGTCAATGCTTGATCCGCTTTTTCAAAAAACGATTTATAATAAGCAGCTTCGTCGCAATCGCGTAAAATATTACGACGAATGCCATCATGGACTTCTTCTGGAATTTCAAAACTTTCTGTTATAGAAGCATGATTAAACATTGAATATAATTTAATTGCGTCCTCAACACTTTCAATTTGAATGCCGATGATGAATGGTTTGAATACGTTAGGATCATTAACTTCAACGTGTTTCATGATTTGCTCCTTTTATTCTTTATAATGTAAAACTTTAATTCTAGTGTCAACGTTCTTTTGTTTTTGTTTGGAAGCGGTGTCCGGAATTGAACTGAATCTGGCGATTCAAATTCGCCAGCTCTACCATTGAGCTACACCGCTACTTTTTATTTTGTCACTCTCATTGTACTAACAAGAACACATGGCTTAATTTTTTCCTGAATGTCATCCCATCCATTTGCTTCAATGTAACCGTGAATTCTTCTTCCTGCTGAATCTTCAAAAATGATCTGGAATTCAACTGGGTTTTCATATATTTCGGGAATGAGCGGGTTTTCTGTTTCGCTTGTTTCGCTTGCGTTTTCACTCATTTTAAAACCGTAATGTCTTTTTCTGTGATTTTGGTTCCTTTATCAACAAGGATCTCTTACCAATTGAAAGCAGAATTCACGCTCAAATCATCTAAACCTATGCCTCCAGTAAACATTACCAGATTATGAATGTTAAGAATAATTTTAGACGGCGGAATCTTTTTTGTGATTAAAATATTCGCGGGAACTGAATTCGTTTTTATATTTAACAAAAAAATTTCATTATGTTCTCATTAGAAAGAAGCGGAATTGTAGATTTCGCAATCTCGATGCGCTGCTTGGCAATGGCGAAGTATTCCGGATCAAGCTCAATGCCGATAAAGTTGCGTCCTGTCAGCTTAGCCATCTTGCCAGTCGTACCACTGCCCATAAATGGATCAAAAACAGTATCACCTTCGTTTGACCAGCTTATGATGTGGTCGTGGGCCAGCCGCTCTGGAAATACGGCTGGATGCCCTGTTTTTCCTCCGCCAACACCATACTTCCAAATGTTTTTGCGCTTGCCAACAGCCTTCATTTCTTTTTTAATTCTGCTTGCCTTGACACCATCAACACTTAATCCGCCTGCGCTCATACTCTCCACGCCGCTGCGTTTATTTACTCGGTCGCGTATAAAGTTCAATGTTTTTGGCTTTCCTTTGCTTAAAATGAACATGTACTCAAAGGCTTGCAAGTAACAATTATTGCTTCCAAAACACGCTTGAGCCTTTTCATAAATCATCGTGTCGTGCAAATTAAAACCACACTCCATAGCCCAAAGCGCTTGCTTGAATGATGTGCCGGTCTCGCTGCCTTTTATTGTCGCATCACCTACAACCCAAACTACCACGCCACCATCTTTAGTAACACGGTATAGGTCTTTAATAACCGCCTTCCAAACATGTTCACCCCAAAGGGCGTTATTTCCGTTATAATTGCGCAGATTATCGTATGGCGGTGAAGTTACTGTTAGATCAACACTCCCATCAGGAATCTCTTTCATCCTCTCAAGGCAATCGCCCTGCATCAAATTAATTTTCATACATTACCACCCCGTCTTGTCGTTGACGAAAGCGTCGATCCATTTGCCCTTTCTATTTCGCCAGCTATTACTGCCGAAGGTGCCCATAAGCTCCTCCAACTCTTCCTTAGATTTTACAACGAATCCGTGTTCGTAAGTACCCATGTTGTTTCCTCCGACAGAATTAATTTTGAGCATCAATTAACTTTCAAGAACAGAATACTTTATTTTGAAACCAGAGTCAATAACTTTTTTACCTTTTTTGATCTAAATAGTAACAAACTTCGGCATACGGAGAAACAAAACACAACCCTTCTTTCTTTTGTTCTCGCCGATAATCCTGAGCCTCTTGATAAGATTTGTGGCGGGAAAAGATATAGATATTGGTTGAAAAAGGAAAGTATTGAACAAGATACCACGGGAATTCAGGGTCGGGAACTTCTGTCTGGCGGATAAACATTTCACAAACCTCCTCAGTCATAAATGCGGTAAACATAAGAGTGGGTAAACTTTGCTGCGGTTTTTGCATCAGGCTTAACCCAGCCTTTACAACACAATTCACGATAAAAGGCGCGGGCCTCGTCTTTGGTCATCTTCTCACGGTATTTCATGCTCGACCAGCCGAGCGTAGCCGAAACGGTCATTTCATCTTTGCCGGTTTCTTCAAAAACAGCAACGTTCAATTTTTCGGGAATGTACAGACAATGTTTCATGATCAACCTCTCTTTTAGAATTCACTCAATCAAACGTCTCATTTAACTTTCAAGAACAGAATAAACTATTCCGAAAAGGAAGTCAACAGGTTTTACTCATTTTTAAAAAATTTTTCCCGAAATGTGCTGGTGATGCGTTTCGTTCTGCCAGCCCAAAACCTCATAACGGTTCAGCATCGTACCTACACGTCTTTTCCGTATTGTCAGTGCAGCGGTGAATCTTCATTCATTGTATTTCTCCTTTATCAATTTGTTAAAATCATAAATTCGTTTTGCTGCTTGTCTAGCGTGATTATCGGGGTGATCTTCAAACACTTCTGTCTTAAACGTTTTCTTATTCGCACAAACAAGAATTAATTTTAACGGACGTTCATGGAATAATTCTGAATACATGAAAGCATAAATCGCTGTTTGTAGCCAATAATCAGAAAGATAATCTCTCCGAACATGATTCAGGCATTTAAAATCAAGAATCGCTAACTTTCCTTTCCATATTACTACGGCATCTGTTCTTCCCGCAAGTCTTATTTTCTCATTATATAAAAATTTTTCAACACAAACTGTCTTGTCAACAGAAGACAATTCTGGAATAGTGTTCTGAAAAAGTTTTTGGGCGAGCCATTGAACATCTGGTAGTGGCTCGCCCAAAAGATGTTTCTCTCCAAGCAAATGATAATCAGTGCCTAATTTTCCTGCTTGCTCTTTGATTCTTTCATGATCAGGAGTTATCTTTTTCCATCTTTCCAGAAAAGAATGGTCAGCGGTATTCCCAAGAGCGGTAGTGACAGAATAAAATTTTTGATCATGAACATGGTAACGGCGGCCAACATCGTCATAAGAAACGGTTACATCATCCATTTAAAACATTCAATTTCGGTTCTACTACTCCTTTGAATTTGCAATATTCGCAATCAAACTTACACCCCTTGTCTATTTCATAATCTATCCATTTCATAATATACTCTGCTCCACAGACAGAACAAAGAAGAGTAATATTATATTTGTCCCGTGATTTAGACGAGTCGCCTTCTTTTGTGAGAATCATTTTGGTTTTCATTTGTATCCGTATTTTGCTGCTAAAAGACTCAATGCAATCATAGCATGATCTTTGTTTGTATCAATTTCGTATTCAAAATCATCAACGATTTCAAAAATCTTTTTTTGGTCTTCTTTATTTAAACCAGCAATTGCGCCTTTAATGTTGAGATATAATATATCAGACTTTGTGACTTTACTTTTTTGCATACCCATCTTTTGCCCACCCCGATCCTTTTAAATGAAAATTACAAGTTGAAATCTGTTTCATGGTCTCATAAGAACCACATCTTGGACATTTGTGAACTTGTTCAGCGATATCGGCTCCTTTACTGTCAACATGAACATTTGAAAATTCCTCAAAATTGTACTTGCACACTTTGCACAAAAATTCAAACAGCGGCATTTTTCTTCCTCTCTGCAACCAATACATCATTCATTTTATGTTCTCCGCACCAATCAGATGGAAAAACAGGAGGGAAACCTTTCATTGTTGGCGCATTCCTGCGGCACCGACCGATATATTCGTTTTTTGGTGCATAATTCGTACAATTTGAACAAATCATTCCTGTTGCTTTGTCTTTCCAATTGTCTTTGTTCGTTGTGTTACTCATTTCTTTCTCCTAGAAGTAAGAACTTTCCATTTCAGGATGATCTTTTTTTATACGTTTCATTTCAGACTTGAAATTTTCGTCCATCTTTTTGTGAGGATTCACAACACCATGATAAATATTCACGGAAGTAAAAAGACGAATGATATTATCTTTCTTTCCACAATCGGGACATTTTCCTTTCATCGGCATGATTCGTTCTGCAATGCTTAGCGTCTCCTCCCATTCGTGCCCGCATCCCTTGTGTGGATATGAATCATCGCACTTATACAGATAAGTCGGCATTTGACTCCTCCTTCTTGTCTTCATTCTTCACCGGAGTAGGTTCCGTTTGCTTCGTTGATTTTTTCTTTGATCCATCTGATGGCTTTGGAGAAGGGTTCAACGTAGGGTTTATATTTCCCTTGGGCTTTTTCTCCTCCTTCTTGTCTTCAGGGAAAAGATCAGGAAATGCAGCTGCGACAAGTTTTTTGGTGATATTTTTATAAGGAGAAATTCCTTCAAACATACCTTTCAGAATTTTTCCTTCGTCTGGGTGAAGATTTTCAAGCATCACCAAAAGAATTTCAGAAAGTTTTTCTTTGCTTGCTTTCTCTCCTTCCATGAAAATATAAAGTCGCTTTGCCTCTTGGTTCAGATTTGTTCCTTGAATAAAAACATCTTCATCCGCAGGAGGCTCTTTGTATTCAAGTTTGTCAACGTCTTCTTTCGTGAACTTCCATTTATAATCTCCGAATGTATACAAAAGAATCGTGTTAAGCGACCGTTCGGAATTCGCTTGAAGGGCTTTTACTCTTTCTCTGAACGGGGTAATTTTTGAAATCGTTTCCAGTTTTTCAGGAATTGATAAATTGTTCAATTGACCATTCTTGAACTTTTCGTCCAGAATTTTCTTCGTCAACATTTCGTGGTAAAGATGTGGATCCATTTTCTTTTCTTTCTCCTTTAATTAATTGTATAAATAATACTATAAACAGTCTTTAAGGGAACTCGCAATTCCCTTAAAGACCTAAATCCCAACATCTATATTCGAGGTATAGCATGTCAGAATCTAAGCATATTTATATTGTATACAAAACTACCAATCTTGTCAATCAAAAGTTTTATATTGGCGTGCATCACCAAGATTTTCATTTTCCTGTGCTTTTTGATGGATATCTCGGCTCTGGATTAAATTTACAAATGGCCATAAAGAAATACGGTAAAGAAAATTTTATCCGTGAAACTCTTTTTGTTTATTATACTTCCGAAGAAGCTTATGCCAAAGAAAGAGAAATTGTAAATGAAGCATTTATTGCACGTAAAGATACCTATAATATTTGTATTGGAGGACAGGGAGGTCCATTACGGCAAGGATATAAGAATTCTAAGGAAATGATAAGAAAAATGAGCGAAACAAAAAGATCGCAAAACTTATCTGGAGAAAATTCCCCAATTTATGGAATACCCAAATCAGCATCGCATAGAAAAAATTTATCCAAAGCCTGTATGGGGCGAAAATTAACTGAGATAACTAAACAAAAGATAAGCGAAAAATTATCAGGCGAAAATCATCCTTTATTTGGTAAACACCATACTGAAGAAACTAAACAAAAAATTGGTGATGCCAATAGAGGAAGAAAACACACAGAAGAAGCAAAAAAGAAAATTAGTTTTGCTTCTTCTGGTAGTAATAATCCAATGTATGGTAAAACGGGGAAAGATCATCCCGCGCACGGTAATAAACTTTCCGAAGAGACTAAACAAAAAATGTCAGAAAGTGCAAAGAAACGACCGACAATAAAATGCCCCCATTGTGGTAAAGAGGGCAAAAAACCAGCAATGATGTCTAGACATTTTAATAATTGTAAATTTAAGACTCCATAAAAATTTCTAAAGACCATTCCTTTTCATTTGTGGTTTTAGTTTTATTGACTCTTTGATTATGAAAAATCTGTCATTTTTCCAAGCAAGACGACCATTTTGTTTTCTGCCAAATATTTCATTGTATCACCCTGCGATACATTTTTATTTAGCTTTTGTTCGTTAAAAATTTCAATACCTTCAAAAGCAATATCAACTGGATCAAGTAAGTCAATTAATTTTTTGTTTCGTTCCCAATTTCTTCGGAGTTCAACCGGAGCAGAAACAAAATCATCTTTTGCGTGGATCATTAAATCTTGAAGACGTTTTTTCGTAATTGGCTTTTGTCTCTTTCCTTCAGTCACAAAAGTATCGTCATCAGAAAGAACATTAGGAACACCGTCTCCAGAATCACCTCTAATTATAAGTTCATTCCGGAAGTAATCCGGTTCGTTGATTTCAATAAAATCCTTTGAAGAATAATCCCACTGCTTTACAAGTGTATTTTTTTGAAGTTGATAAAAATCTTTGTCTTTTGAAACGATGCACACAGGAGATTCCGCTTTATAAGCAAACGCTGCAATCAAGTCATCTGCCTCACAGTTTTTGACCGAAACAACATAAAATGGAAAGTTTTCATGAAGAATCACTTTCATTTCATTCATTACACGGAAAACCATATCCCAATCAATAACCGAATCATCTCTTATCTTTCGGCGATGGGCTTTATAATAAGGAAAATAATCTTTTCGCCATGATTTTGAATCACATAGAACCAAAAGTTCTCCAAATTGACTTGATAAATTGACGTTTATTTCTCGGTATTTGTTCAAGATGATATGACGGAGAAGATTGTCATTTAATGTAATCTTCTCCCTGAACACCGCCCCGGTAATAGAGGAGATGCATAGCGCCGAAAAATCTGTTAAAATCATTTTATTTAATACTCCTCTATTTCTGATTCAAGTTGTTCTAACAATTCCCGTGCAACATCATCCCAATATTCAAAAATAAGATCATGGAATGCTTTTTCGGGATCACTATCTAAGAGCGCAAGAAATTCTTTTGCTCCTTCTTCAAGATCATCCCACACATATTCGGGTTCAAGACGAATGTACCCGTCCATCCCTATAACTTCTGGTGCATAACCAGGAGACCAATGACTAGCAGCTTCGCCAGGATCAACAGACCATTCGGTCACAAAAAGACTCAAAGCAACACCAAGATGATAAACACCGTATTCAAATTCTTGCATAATTAGCTCCGTTTTGTTTTTATCGTTCAATTAACTTTCATAAACAGAATACACGCTTTATTCAGCAAAATCAATAAAATTCTATCGGTATTTTATATTTTTCAAACAACGATTCAAGTTTTTTTGTTATTTTTCCTGTTCTTGGATAAAGAGGAAGGCGTTTAACTTCTTGTTTTTTCATCTCTTTAATGAGTTTATTAAAACAAGATTTCATTACCTTTTTATGAGGAATCTTTTCAGAAGGGTGAATATAAGGCAAGGGTTCTTGTTCAAGATAATCGGCCATTGCTCTTAAAGCAGAAGGCAAGTCATAACCTTGTTTTTCAAGTCCCGTACGTCTCCATGAATTTTCAATCTTGCCCAACATAATGTTTGCGTACCGATTTATTGCTCCACGAACAAGACCGCCATTTTCTTCGTTAGGCTCGTCCATTTGTTTTCTTTTATGGGCATGATCAACTACCATGTCCTCAAGAGGAAATTCTTTCTTGAGGATAGGGCAAATATTATTTTGAGCGGTATGCAATTCTTCTTTTAATTTGATTATGTCCCTATGTTTCAAAGGGATGAAATTTTTGGGAGTTTGGGATTTCCCCCACGAGTCTTTCATATACTGTCCTTTTAACTGGAGATAGGGTGCAATAGAAATTCTTCGTTCTATCGTATTTATATCCCTTCTCTTTGACATAAGACTCTGCATTGTTGATGGACGAAAAGGAGTTTATCCAATCCCCCGGACAAGAATACGGTTCAACAGAAGCCAAAATCAATCCCGCGTCATCGTTTAGATGAACAAAAACTTTTTCTCCTGCCGGATACTTCTCTTCTATCTCGTGGCATTCATCATCAAACGAATCCAATCGGAGCATTAGTTCATGGCGTTCTTTTCGGAGTTCTTTGATTTCAGAAATAACATCTTCAAGAAATCCCACAGGATCTGCGCTTAATTGAAGATGCCCGTATTCATAAAGATCGGCCAGTTTATCAAGTGCATCTTGGAGCTTTTTCATGTTATCCGGCGCAGGATACCCCTACTTCTAAAGTGGGGGAGGAATGCGCATTCCTCCTTTCAATTATTTGTCCGCTTGACTTCTCAAGCAAGGTTAATTTCTTATAGATCGCTGAGGCGTGAATTTTTGCCCCATCCAACATACGCAAGTCAAAATACCCACTACTCCTTCTACCAAAAATAAAACATTCCTTGCCGTCGTATCGTACTTTGTCAAACAATCTAAACCCGTATACCTCGTATGGAGCTTGATTCAATTTCTTCTTGCCACCTTTTAAAAAGTTTGCCTTATGGATTTGCCGGTTATGTCTGCGAAAATTCTTAATCGCATACCACTCATCAGCAAGTTTTGCCTGTGGATGTCCCGCAATACAAAGCGCATCAATCCTATGCTCTTTGGGTAAATCATTTCTGATGCGTGTATTTTTAGTAATATAGCCATAGGTTAACGAAACATTTGGATATAGCTCCTTGAGTTTGTTATAAAATGCCCACCGCATAATTCCCATAAAAGCTGCATCCCGAAATGATGGCTGTCTTTTTAGATTCAATTTGAGTGTTCCGTTGTGATATGCCTTATGACAATCTTCACACAACGTTATAAGATTATTTGGTGAATCGCCACCTGTTTTACGGCTTTCAATATGATGTACATTAAGGATTTTGTTTTTACAGCCTTTCTTTCCGTGACACTGATGACCATCTCTAAACAACACATACTCCCGCACATTCCAAAATCCTAACTGCTCGCCCTTTTGATAGTCTTTGCTCTTAATTTCAGGATTTTTAATTTTCTGTATATTGAAAGAGGCCACTTCAACTACGGTTTTACTAATCGGTAGGATTTTACGGGCATTTTCAACAGCCGACAAATGAGCACCAATCTTATTTTGAATACTCGGTGCAAGCCAGCCTTTGTCTTTTCCCCTGTTGTCAAATCTGGCAGGACGATATCTCAAGCGATTGCGACGCGTCCTGCGGTTCTGTCTTCTTGTGGATAAAAGGTCTACTATGTCACTTCTAATTTGTACCTCAGACGAATAGAGTTCTTCGTCTTCCGTAGATGCCGACAAGCCAATTGTTTTACTACCAGCATCTATACCCAATGTAATTTCCTGCTTGTTTTCGCCTGTTGCATATTTTAATTGAATCATGAACGGTGTGCGTTTTACAACTGCCGCCTTACCGTCACGCAACAATATTCTTGCTTTTCGCGGGGTAGTCGGCATTAGCGGCTCCCCGCGCATGTTTAGTACGTAGACTCTCAAGTTACGTCTCCTTTCAGAGTTGAAATCCATCGCCAATGTTATCGCAAGGTTTGATGTTGACAACACTGTTCCTACCCATCAGAACTGTTTAATCACCAACCGCAGAGCTACAGACTTGGATTAACATCCGTAGGTGCCTATATATTCTTGCGTAACGTAGTGCTCGAAACACTTAGGCTAATCAACTATGGCTTTTGCAAGCCCCCAATTCAAGCCGTCAGGCTTGAATTGGGGGGCAGTTGACGTTAGCCATTTTCTCCCTCAATCCAATAAAGTTAATTTATTGTTCCAAACTGTACGATAGCCACGCGGATGGTCCCCATCATATTTGAAGAATTTAACGATAACCCACGTTTCGTGACCAGTGTCCATATCTTTGATTATCGCAATATCATCCTCTTCGTATCCAATAATAAGATACGGGATCAAAGCATCAAGATATTCATACATCACACGAGAACCGATTGCTGGCATGAAGTGCATTTCTTACCTCATTCTTTTTCAAAATGATCTTTGAAACACGCAAAAGTTTTGGGATGCTCCAAATAATATTTTTTAAATATTGGTTTTACTTCTTTTTGCCAAATAGACGATATATCATCTGGATTAAATTTTATTAGATATTCTTTAGAAAACAATGCTTTCCATGTATACGATTCGTCATTAATTGAAAAATCGGTGCACCAAAATTCTTTAGATGTTCCGTTTTTAAAAATAAATTCAATCAAATAAACATACGCAGGATTATAAATCTCTAAATCATTAAGTATATCTTGAGCCTCAACCATCTCAGAAAATTTCTTCATTTTATTTTCTCCTTATTTGACTTCCTTAACTTCGCCGGTGAATATAACAGCTACTCCGCCTTTTGCGTAAAGAGTAGTCAAACCCTTCATGGCTTTTTCGTGCTTTGCTTTCGTGATCCAATACATTTCACCAGAAACCGGGTTTTTGTACCCATAACGCTTTTTCGTATATACTCGCTTCTTAGGACCGTTTTTCAGCTTCATGCTGTGATAAGTAGAGCCGTCAAGCCCCAGGAGACGCATCATCCGACGAAACTCAGGGCCATGAGCCTGCTTTGCCCGAGGATAATAATGATGAACATAACAATGACAAATTTCATGGGCAACAGTCCGATGAAGAATTTCTTCGCGGTATTCTTTGAGGTAGTCAGAGGAAATTTTAACAACCGGGCGTTCGCGGTATTCGGTACCGAGACGAGGTTTTCGTTCATCAACGTACATGTAGCCCGCTTCGCCTGTATACGCAAGACCAGCAAAACCACGCTTCAAAACTTCAATGCGAAAATCAATGTCAATTTCAGCAAAACCAAAATCTTTCAATTTTGATTTAACTTCGTCGGCACGATCAAGAATGGCTTTCATGTCGTCACTGAAAATCTTCATAGTCACCTCATTTGTTTGTTTGTTTTTAAAGCATCACTTAACTTTCACAAACAGAATAAACGATTTTTCGCCTTGAGTCAACACTTATATTTTGATTTTTGATCCTCCAAGAATTGCATTCCCACAAGTGATAGTGCCATTTTCTTCATCCATAGACGGAACAAAGACAATAACATCAAAACCAGCTTCAATCAAGTTGTTTTCTGCTTCCCGGTAAACTTCATAAGAACAGTATCCGTTTTCTGTCTTGAAGCCGTTCTCTTTACAAGCGTCATTGTTATGTATCGGAGTGATTTTTACCATCCAACTCATAGGATCAAATAGCTCGGCAAGTTTGTTTGCATCAATATCATTACTTGAAGTAATTGCAAAATTCAAACAGTATTTCCGACCAACAGGAGGCGGAAGATATCTTGCCATAAGCGAAATATCTTTGAGAGAATGGGAAAGATTATAGAACATGTAATTTCTCTTTTCTTCGTCTGTCGTGTTGATTGACAATTGAAGCCCTGCCTGGCCATTAAATGTTTCGTTTTTAATGGTACACCATTGAGCCAAGATATTTTCAAGATTATTCTTTTTCAGCACTTTGGGAAGCATCGTCGTGAAAACGGGGTGAATGGTTTCAATCCTGAAATCAAGAGTATACTGAATATAAAACTTTTCGCTGATAAGAGATTCAGCAAATTTAAAAACGTTTTCATGATTAAAAGTCGGTTCTCCCATTCGTGCAAAATGAATGTTCAGCCGATCAGTGTATTTTACTCTGGGATAACATTTTCGGGCATTCACAAATTGATTATAAAGATCAGAAACAGTAGCGTTTCCACCAAACTTGACGTTAGGAACGTCACAAAAACGACACTTCATAGGACAGCCGTATTGAGTGGAAAGAGTCATGACCCATTTTTCAGACAAAGACTTTACTGGTCCATTTGCAACACCGTTAATTTCTTCGTTAAATCCAAGAAATTGTGCCCGAATGTTCTTGTCTTTACCATAATCACCAATGGACAACGTTTCAAGCTCGCCTTTGGAATACTCGTCAATTACAATTTTACCAGTAGGCAAATCAATCTTTTTCATTTTTCAGACTCCTTTTCAAATTCCATTAGATTCGACTGTCCAGTTGAAGCAGTTGTTAGGCTTCTTCGTTTTCGTAAACGATAGTTCCATTATCATCGCATATTTTTGTTATTGGTCTTTGGTATAATATTTTTACTTTTTCTTTTTTCATCAACGCAAAAATATTACGTGATGATTCTACGTCAAATCCGTATGAGTAAAATTCACCCATACAACCTTTAATGCTATACACCCGAAATCTTTGGTAGTCGGTTTTCATTTTCTTCCTCCAGTTCGCCGTCAGTATCTTGACGAATAACAGGCTAAGGGGCGGGCCGCTTACCCTTGCGGTTATGCGTTAATATCCGCTACTCACTTTTCAGCGTTCAGCCGATGCCCGAGGTATTCGTGAAAACATCTTTCGCAGACAAGCACCTCCCCGTGGGCGTCTGTGGTGTAAAAATCAGAAGACGGAGTGCATTTGTGGATTTCTCCGCAGACCCAACAGAGATATCGCTTGTATGTTCTATCTTCGTGGCAACTTGTTACTACGTGTCCTGCCTGTGCTACATTGCGCCATTTATAACCGCAGTCGAGGCACGTTTTCATTCCGTCAATACGTCTCTCAGTTGATACGTTTTCGCTTCCGCATTTTGGACAATTCATGTCATCTCCTTGAAAAATCGCATAACAATTCGTTTCACGCGGGCTGGCCAAACTGCGGCCAGCCCGCGTGAACTCAAGCGTTAGCTGTCAATAAACGCGTACTTAATATGTGCGCTAACAACATGCTTTGGTAGCTCGTTAAAATCTTGCTCTAAATGTGGATCGTCAAATTTAACAATTGCCTTGCCATCCAGATAAAACACTTCGTAAGTGTTGGGCGACTTGGTTACATGGCAACGCCCCTTCAAATCTTCTAGCGTCCAATCCGTACCGATTTTTCTGTTAATGGCTTCTCGTATGATGTCGTCTTTCTCTGTCATTAACACAGTCATCATTTGCCCAGCTAACAACTCGGTCAAACTGGACTCTTCATTACGCTTCGCTTCATTCATCGCCGTTTACCTCCAGTGTTATACGTCCACGATCTCAAAGCACCGAATCTTCGCTTCATGCATTAGCTCTGCATAATTCTTCCGATCCTCGGCGCCAGGAACCACATGCAACTTTACATCGCGCAACCCCATCAGTTTCTCGCGTCGATCAACATTAACCATTCGTGAGTAGTGATAGCCTTTTTTGTAGGCGTAATTTCTAGCGTAATTTCTAGCGTCTTCGTAGTTTCGCGCCAGCACGTATAACAATTCGTTCAACATCGCTCGTTCCTCGCTCGGGCGCGCTAACGCGCCGGTTAAATCAGCCGTTAGAGACCAGCAAAAACATGGCCGCCCGCCTGGACAAGCCAATCGCGTCACTTTCGCAACCGATAGGCCGCTTTGAAGGTGTTCCGTTGCCCATTTCCACGCCGCCTCCTTGCTTTCGGCAACGAAATAAACAGGCTTCGGTTTTTTCGTGCTCCACACATTCGTCCGCTTCGTCGTTATTCGGTACAGGTATTTGTCCATGTGCTTTCTCCGTTTCCGCCTCCACGTTATGGTGCTACCTTGAAATTTCCGTAGTCAATTTCGGAAAGAGCAAAATAGAGCCTTTCGTTTTCTTTTTCGCCCCAAGGTGAGCCATTAAAACAATCTCCGCAAAGAGACCCTTTTAGGAACCTTTCGAGGTACAACACAACGTCCTTCTCTGAATACACCTTCTCGTTAGAAAGTGGTCTTTTAATGGTTCTGCTTTCCATATGATTACCTCCCGCGCCATAACAAGGCGCCTGAGCTTAAACGTTATCTTCTTGGCCTGCCGCTGCTAACGAATTCGTCAAGCGTTCTTAGGGCATCTTCAAGTTTGGGGTGAATATTGGAAATATTGAAGTGGCGAATATTCCGCATTTCGTAATTGATGCTTGCCAAAACGCAGGCCTCTCTCAGCTCTGATGGCGTAAATTGAGCCTGCGCAATTAGGTTTTCCAGCATGTTCACTAAGCGGTTATATTCAGGGTCGTTCATGTACTTTTCTTTTGGCGTTTTCATTTGGTTTTTCCATTAAAGATAACAACTCACGTCAGGCGGATGCTACGCACCGCTGCGCTCTGGGTTAGCCTTCCATCGCCAGCTTGATTGCCCGGCGCACTTTTTCCAAATCCTCATGGGAAAATGCTACATTCCCATTGTATGCCTCTCTACAATCATACGCATTATCAAGCCAGCGCAACACTTCCAGCATTTCAGGAGCGGCGGCTATCAAGCGGGCGTTTGCCTCGTGTTCTTCCTTGGAAATGCTACGTGGATCGCCGGTGCCACAATCAAAATAGTCCACCATCGCTATGCGCTTGCATCCAGAAGAAATGGCTGTTTTCACATTCTCACCTTCAATCCTCCAAGGTGCGTTGCTATGCACCGGGTAATCTTTTCCTCTGTAGACTGTTTTGTTGTCACTCATATTGTCCCCCCCTTATCTCTTCAATTAGAATTTCGCCGCGCAACAAATTTTCAGCAACCTGCTTCTCTTGGTGATTTTTCATCAGGCAAGAACCGCAAATAATATTCTCGCTGTGGTTACAGGAAGTTATCATACAAACCCCTCAAAATAGCATAACGGTAGCCAACCCCGAATAAGGTGCGTGTCGTGACCATCTATCAAGAACCTATCTTCGCAACATATCCAATCATACTCGCCGTCGTCTTTCGCGTCGTTCTCTGGAGCAACATTAGAAAACCACGCACTACAAACTGTTCCGTCATGCAAAAACAACAATATCTGCTGACCGTTTGTCGGTAGTGTTTCCGGGCCATACAAGGGTATTTGATACATTTTCAGACTCCTTTTCCATGTAATTCTTCCTAGCTCCGTTGTTCCAACATGTATAACACGAACTGGCTCATACCTTCGAAGTCAAAGGTGACCGTTTCACCGTTTTGCAGCGCCTCGTGAATTTCTTTCTGTTCATCGTTATATGCCTTCATTACTTTCTTAAATCCATCCGTATCAACAACTTCTTCCATGATAAATTTATCACGAATTGCAGCAATAGAATGGCAATTTTCACTAAATGGAGATTTAAAAAGTTCCTGTTTGTTGCCTTTGAAAACACACTTTCCTTCTTTGTAGATATAAAAGGTCTTGAAATCGTTTTTTACTGGATACGGAACTTTGGGAGTGCGGGGAGTTGCCATAATAATTCTCCTATTTGTTTTTTTTTGAATTTTTAATTACACACAGAGATTCAATTGTTTCAACCGCACAATCCTCGGGCAAGTTATACGTCACTGAGGCTGTAGCATCAATAAACCTATACATTCCTGGCATATCTGAGTGAGGACTGTTCTTAAAAAGAGGTATTACCATTGTTTTTGCTCCTTAAAATTTGAATTATCTTATCGCGTATCACGCTTTACGAAATAATCTAAACATAGTTATGGGTGGTTGTAAAGACTTTTTAATCATTATCGAGAAAAAAGTCTTTGCTCTTCAAAAGAAGACAATCAGGATCATTGTTTCCTTCTTCAATTGAAAAAGAAAGCAAAAACTTCTGCAACTTACCGACAATTGGACCCGGAGAAAGTTCCCATTCACGAATAAGATCCTTGCCTGAAACAGCCAGTGAATGGGTGCTAAAAACAACCTCTTCAACCATCGTGCAACCACAAACAATGTTCTTGATTTCATGAAGTGCAAGAGCATCTTTTGCAATGTTTGCTTTTGAGTCAGCAATACGAATCCGAGTCAAATCCTTCCATGAAAGGTTTGCTTCATTCAGATCCTTCTTTAACTTTCGGCGCGCCTTCGGAGAAAGATCAAACATTTGTCGCATGTGGAAATTACACAGACCAGCAATCTGGGAAATCTCGTCATTACTGAAGCGAAGGTCCCTGAGACGGCTAACGATGATATCCTTGCCAAGAACTTCATGACCGGAAAAACTCCCATCACCCGCAATCTTATATGCAAGCGGCTTTCCGATATCATGTAAATAAGCAGCTAACTTGACCATTGGAAACTTAGTAGAAACATGATCACCAGCAAGCATCATGTGGTCCCAAACAGTTTCAGTGTGAAACTTTCCGCCAGTGTGATTCCATGATTCTGCCATTTCAGGAAGAATCATTTCAAGAACGCCGACTGTCAGTAACGCACCCCAAAACGCGGAAGCGTTTTTCAATTCCATGGCCTTCATGATTTCCATCTTGATCCTTTCAGGTGCAATGCTTGAAACAAGATGAAGATTATCCCGAACAGCCTTAAACGTTTCAAAATTAATTTCAAAATCGTTCTTTGCAACAAATCGGCAAAGACGAATAATCCTGTTGGCGTCTTCTGCAATCCGAACATTAGGATCACCAACAAAACGAATTATGCCGTTTTCAAGGTCTTCATAACCGTTGAAAGGGTCAATGACTTCTCCAATAGAACTAATCGCCATTGCGTTCCAGGTGAAATCTCTACGGGAAAGGTCTTCTTCAATCGTGTCAACAAACGAAATTGAAACATCCTTTTCGTTGCCGTTGCCATTGTAACGATCACCGCGGAACGTAGCAATTTCAATGCCGTCAATCAGAACAACCCCGAATGTAGCACCAACAAAATCGATATCTGCCTCGGGAAAATTCTTCTTTGCAAGTGAAATGATTTCTTCGGGCTTGGCCTTTGTCGCAAGATCAAAATCGTGTGGTTCATGACCAAGAAAATGATCACGAACAGCACCACCGACAAGAAACGTGGGATGGCCAGCACTTTCAAGCACTGACCAGATATTTTTGATTTTTTCAGGCAGATTCATCATAAAAACCTCTTCAAGGAGAATTAAAAGTCATTCAATCAACTTACATATATATTTTAACTCTCCTTGAATATAATTTCAAGAACTTTCTTCAACAAAAGCATAAATAATTTTCATTTTTTGGTTAAACCTCATTTTTCCGATTAGTTCCTCCCCCGTACACTTCACATGCACAGGGGTGGCTTGTTCAATGTTGTCTTCCTGAGTTCCGTCAATTGGCATGAGCCAACACGAAGAATCATCGTTTTTCTTGCAAATAGGACACACAAACTCGGCATCATTCGGAAAATGCTCAAATACACGATACATAAAACCTCCAGATTAATTAGTGATTAATAATTGCAAACCGTTGAACCCATAGAAAACAATAACACAGATCCAAGAATAAAAAAGTTTTTTGTTCATAAGATTCCTTTTTATGAATCAATATTCGTCTTCATCTTCGCAATACATATAATCATCATCTACTATTTCTTCTCCACAAAAGCAACAGAATTTAGGAGAATACGTTGAACTCATTTCATGAAGAACCTCAAAATCAGCATTACATTCAATGCATGAGATTTCTATTTTTTTAGCCATATTTCTTTTTTCTTCTGGTGTTCCCGTCAGTCACACTTTGACCCTTTTGAACACGCGGCGCAAATTTTACATGATCCTTGATATATCCATTCTGTACTCCCACAGAATGGACAAGAATCACCGTCTTTTTTATTTAGATATTCAAATTCAAGCGCCTTCATGTATTTGCCAAGAACACGGGTCACAACAGAAGAAAATTCGGTGATTCCTTCGTCTGCTTTCTTCAACTGATCAATTATAAATGCAGGACGCACACCATGACGCAACGCAAGAGAAATAAGTCTTGTGGTGGACCGATAACGTTCATTCATAAAGAGATTTGCAATATCCTTGTATTCCACATCAGATTTTTTGATAGGAACAATTAGTGAATATTTTCGTCCGTCTTTGCGAAGAATTCCTTGTTTTGCAGAATGAGGAACGTACATTTCTTCCCTGTTCGCTTCTCCTGCAAAAATTTCATACGGAAATCCTTCATGAATTCCGACTAGAACAATCCAATCCTTTCCTACAACTTTAGCGTGGTGAATGTCGCAAGAAACATCTTTCGGGCGTTTCGGCGCACAATTGAAATGTATTGTGCTTGGTCGTTCATCACAATACGTCACTCTTTTTTCTTTTTGCTGATCCGGCGGAGTGAAAACAAGAATTCCTTCACGGGAACCTTCACGATACACAGAAACAGCCCTCACTCCTTGTTCCCACGCTTTCATGTACAGAGATTCAATTGTTTCAACCGTACAATCCTCGGGCAAGTTATACGTCACTGAGGCAGCAGCATCAATAAACTTATACATTCCTGCCATCATTTCAAGTTTCATGAATGGATCAATTTCATGAGCAGCCTTAAAGAATCCTTCGCCAAGATAGGTTTTAAGAATTTTCATTGCATGTTTTCCAATTTCTCCAGATTCATCTTTGATTGATTCTGGCAATGTTTCAAGGAAAGAAAAATCAGAAGAATCTTTAGGTATCTTTGACATGAGATAATCTTTTACTCCAGATGGCATGACAAAATAATATTCCCATTCATTTTTAGATACTGCTCTTGTCTTTCGCCAATAAGCAGGAGCAAAAATGGGTTCAAGACCAGAAGAAATGCACCCTTCAGGAAATGTCATAGAAAGCGAACCCGTGGGCGCGATGGATAAAAGTGCCAAGTTCCGAAGCGGGAGAACTTCATCAAGATCGTTTTCAAGTTCAAGAGAATGAATGACATTACTAAAGAAACTTGATCCCATCAGATCCTTTGCAGTGATTCCTAATTCGTATGCTCCCGCTGGACCTTTTTCTTCTGCAAGTTCTTGGGATGCTTGAAAAGCAAACTTTGCATAATATTCCATGAATTCAGAAATTGCTTTGATTGCTTCTTTTGAATCATACTGAATATCTGCATTCAAGAACCACTGGTGGAGATTGGTAATACCCATACCAACCTCTCTTGTCAGTTTTGCAAGATCACGCTGTTCGGGTACACCATAACGGTCATTGTCAATTTCGTATTGAATAGCATTATCCAAAAGACGGATTAGATTTTGTGTCTTCTGATATAGAATTGGACCATATTCCATAGGATTATTTGGGAACATACCCATGTTGATTGAACCCAAAAGACAAATTCCATAAGGGGCAAGCGGTTTTTCGCTGCAGGCGTTGGTACTGACCACACAAAAACGTTTATCACCAGTAGCAAGATAAATTTGGTGGATCATAGATCCTTTCCGCATAAGATCAATGAACTGAACACCCGGTTCCGCGCTAACATGAGCAGATTCAGAAATAAGACTGAAAATATCTTTTGCTCGGACAATCTTGGAAATGATTTCGTGTTTGGTTTCAAAATGCAATTCCCAATCATTGTCTTCAATGACGGCTTCCATAAAAGCGTCTGTAATCTGAACAGAAATGTTTGCATTATGAATAAGATTCAAATCAGTCTTTGAATTAATAAATTCAATCACATCAGGATGATTACACTTGATAGAAAGCAGAACCGCCGGACGCCTGCCTGCTTGTCCGACATAATTACCCATTGACTGAAGATATTCCATCCACGGAATTGCTCCTGTGGATTCGTTTGCTGCATTATTTACTTTTGCTCCTTTAGGACGCAAAACAGAAACATCAACACCAAGTCCCTGACGTTTCGCAGCACAGATCATCATATCAGAAACACATTTATTAATGCCTTGAATAGAGTCCTCAGAAAGGGGTATAGTCGTGCAATTGGCTAAGGAAATGGTAGATTTGCTACCAACACCCGAAAGGATGGAACCACCGGGGCGGTACCATCCTTCCATCATATCATCAATCCAGATTTTTTCCCATTTCTCGGGCTCAGACTCATAAACAGCAAGATTTCGTGCTACCCGAGTAAACACCTCTAGTACGTTTTCTTTTTCTCCGTTCTCTTTATCAAAAGCATATTTTGCATTAAAAATATCAATCGCCATTTGGTTGTTCTTAAAATAATCTTCTGTTTCCACTTTTTGGTTTTCTCCTTTATATGTTTGTATTTTGACTTGCAATCAATTTTTTGGTGAACATATATTCGAGTATGCACTTTAATTAAAAATCAAAAGGTAGACAATCCTCGTCATTCCTATGGGAAATTTAGAACCATCCGAAGAGAGGAGGATCGTCATAACCTTTGCGGTGTTCTAATTCATGTTTGTGTGTTGCTTGTGTTGTGAAAATTGATCGTGCAGCATCATTGGCAATCCTGTGCCGAGTTCCACACGCCCGCGGCGAGCCCGGTCACTCCCAGCGCGCTGTAGACCCAGTTGCGCGTAGATTGCCTTGATTCTTCAGGCAGCCAGTACTCTGTGGTCGCATACGCCAGCGCCAGCACGCCGAGCTTGGCCGCCACAATAGTGCCGGTTGACGGGTTGGAGCCAAACAGCGGGTTCATCTCCTTGCACCCTCGATCCAAACCCCTGTCCGTGGACACTACGTCGAAGACCTGCCCACCGATGGCTGCGCCAAACCAAAACTTGTTCCACCCGGTCCATGAGCCGTCCGATTCGGACGAATAAGCAATCTGTGCAACATGAGGCCGCGAAAATTCTTCCTCAAAGGTTTCGGTGGGTTGACTCTCGTGTCCGGCCTGGAGATCGTGGTTGCCTGGTGTGAAGGAACATGCTGAAATTAAAAAAACTCCCACAACAAAAAGAGCGAAATAAATTGTTTTCATTGTTTTTTCTCCGGAAAAAGTTGATAAAGGTTTCAAATTTGAATATTTGAATACTTGAACGTATTTATCAACCTTCGCCCGGAGTTTTTTACTCAATCCATCCCATCTTTTTGTGAAATTTCAGCTTTTCATGATGAACAAACATATTAAAAGAAGCAGAAACGAACAAAAGAACTCCGATAATCGGGAAACCATACATGCACCATAGAGTGCCGTTTGTTAAAGCAAAAGCTCCTTTTATGGTAATCGGCATAGACGAAATCCACGAATATTTAGATGGATAATTGTCCGTGATAAAATCATAGAGTGAAATTGAATAAGACACAGAAAAGAATATTGTTATGGCGGCAAGCACAAGAGCAATATTCATTATCCATGACGGACCGGAAGAAACCAAGTGCCATAAAATTCCTGTTTGCATAGTGGTGAAAACGCTCCACCAAAAAATATCATTCGTGTATTCTTTGTTTAATTTTTTCATGTTTACTCAATTCTTTTCTGGGAAATACCCAAAAACTTGTTTCGTGAATTCCTTGCATAGCGATAATTTCTGGCTCACCATTAGGGTTTCCTTGAATGACTTCATACTCATTTCCATAAAAACAGAGAATGTCACCGGGTTCAAAAATAATCTGGTCATCTTTCATTTCAATAACTCCCTCCGCGAAGATAAGTAACGCCGTAAGGACCACAACAATCAAGACCGTTGTCGGCATCAAAAATATTGCCGCGAGCGTGTTTTGCAGGAGAAGACCAAGAAGCCGGTTTCAGAACATTGCCGTTGGTCTTGTCAATGAAGCAATAAGAAGAGCCGACTTTACTGGTTTCTTCAATACCGGTGCAAACTTTGATGTATCGCTTACCTTCGGTGAAAAAGTGAAAATCACGAATCGTATAACCTTCTTTGTCGCAATGCTCGTGATATTTCTTGACAAGACCGGCGAAAAAGGTCTTGAACTCGGCAGACTCGGTGGTAACGATGGCGACGATTGCTTTCTTCATGATCAACCTCTCTTTTAGAATTAGCTTCACTTGACTTTCACAACTACATTAAACGATTTTAAAATCCTTGTAAACAAAAAAAGAGCAGTTTTTTGTCTTGCTCAGGACATTTTTCAGGCTTCTTTTTCGCTTTCCAACTTTTCGTGAACCGCAATGATTACATTCAGAGCAGTCAACTTCCCGAACAGATAGAAGAAAGTTCGGGGGAAAGTAGTACCATGACTGTTTGTAACCATGTGGCTGTTAGCAGTGACATTGAGACCGCCGAAAATCTCGGCAAGAGAGAGACCGCGAACATAAGAAGCCTTCCGGGCTTCCATTTCATCAGCAATTGACTTGTAAACTTTTTCTTCACGCGGATCAACCGTCTTTTCAGCTTTCGGGGCAACCTCAGTTTCTTTGATTGCTTTTCGTGTTTCAAAGAGGCTTTCGGCCTCTTCAACGATCTCGGCAAATTCAGCAAACATCTTGGAATGTTTTTCGCGCCAGTTGTGAATATCAGGAATTGACCAGTACAATTCATGATAACGTTCTTCGTTTTCTTTGTCGCCTTTGTCGCGGCATTCAATGCTTAAATCATGCGTTAAGCGATGAAGTTTATCATGAACGTTTTTTTCAAAAGCACGGGAAACGTCTTTGAGTGCTGCATTCTTTTTTGCTTTACTTGAAAAAGTCATTTGTAACCTCATGATTTTTTGTTTGTCTCAAGTCACTCTCAACTTTCAAGTAAACATTAAACGATTTACCGAGAATCGTCAATACTTTTTCAAAGAAAAAATGAAATTTTATTCGTTTAATTTCCTCCAGTTTTCAGAAAATTCCACGGCCTCTTTCTTCGTCCCGAAAGACATGCGATTATATTTCACGGCAACCACCCATCGCCATGCCCGTTCTCGTTCTTGAACCCTGAATACATCACCCGGTTCATGATCTGTTTCAGCAATATCTTTGTATTTCTTGATTTTGTGAATCTTCATTTTCACTTAAAATTACAGATTTTAATAACGTTTTCGGAAAAAGTCAACGCTTTATCCGCCAAATCCCCAAGATCTCCATCATTCATAATGACATGAGAATAATTAAATTCGAGCACCTGAGCATCACTATGGGACATGTGGTAATTTTCTTCTTTGTTTGGATTCACAACAAGAACGGTAAACCATTTAATACCATTCTCTTCGGCCCACTGAACTGTTTTTCTAATTTCTTCTGGTTCACGCATACAAGTGAAAAGAACAACGTCAATAGCCAGACCATAATTCATGGCATCTTTGATTTCATTCAAAGGACCATTGAAATATTTGGTATAGAGATCCTTCAACTCTGAAAGCATATTTCGCATTTCAGGGGTTTTCTCTCCGTTCCACCCCATTTTCTTGGCAATGTCTTTCACTGTATCAACGGTTGAATGCCTTTCAAAGAAAAAATTAGCTCTAAATGGCAATTGGTAAAAGTAAGACTCACAGTAATCAATGAATGTATCCTTGCCGGCCCTTGGATAGCCATTAACGATAATAATCGCCTTCATTTCGTCTCCTAGTATTGATTGGTACACACATTACAACAGAGGCATTCCTAATAGTCTCGGAATGCCTCTCTGCTTTTTCTCTTGAACTGAATTTGGCTCCTAGCCAGTATTTGTCTGAATCTGGATACTGAACCTTGACTCTATAAAAATTCGTTGTTTCAAATATGCTCCTTTTATGCTTCTTGGGAAGAAAACCCTATACAGTAATATGGAATATCATCAAATGATTTTTTAAAAATAGGATATTCTACATATCCAAACTTTCCTTCTGCATAATATCCCGACTGCTCGACAAACAAACGAGAATTTTTAGGGAGTGATTGAAGATATTCAATCATCGTTTCAACTGGAACGGAATTTTCGTAATACGCTTGTTTGTCTGCTTCTTCTTTCAAAATACGCTGAGCTTTTTCAGAATAAAGAATCTTTTTTGTTGCGCTTCCTAGTCTTTTCATTTCATCAAAATCCATCATATAACACGATTCACAGTTGGTCCGTGTCTGCTTCCCGTCCTTGTTCCGACAATATTCAACAGGCGGCTTCCACTTTTTACAAATTGAACATCTAATATAATCTTCAGGCACTTCAATCATTGACAGCGTTTCAATATCAAATACTTTTTTCATATTTTCTCCTCAGTCTTTATGTCCAAGATTGAAATAATCCTCTTTTGATCCAGACGATTTTTAAAACGATTGCTCCATATCAAGGCGTCTTCTCTGATATTCACATTCCATGATTTCCACATTCGCAGATGACCAAAATCAAAATGATGATCCCGACAAAGCGTTATAAGATTGTCGGGAGCAAGCTCCAAATCAGGACGAACATGAAATGGATGAATATGATGAACATTCATCTGAACATCTTCCCTTCCACATATAGCACATGCAGGAAACTTTTTCAAGTGTTCTTTTCGCACATCATTCCACAATGACGATCTTTTGCCTCCCCAATTTTTAGCGATTTCGCGCAAAGGACCGACAATTTGTTTTTCAAACCAATCCATATTCTTCCCCGATAGTGTCAAAAACGTATTTTAGATGAAGTTTTAGAACGGGCTTCCATCTTACTTTATTTTTTCTCGGCCAACGTCTTTTTTCAACTGACCATACAAAATGAAGCGTATGATTAAAAACCCGTACGTCTCCAACATTTACACCGTTTTCATGAGAAACCCAATATTCTTTGTCGTACTTGTTTTGATCATATCTGACTTTCCTATCATGGTCAAAAATAAAACATTTTACGTCTGACATTCGTTCTCCTTTCGTTCCTCTATTCTATAATGAAGGATATGATAAACCATTGTATTATAACAAGGGTAATCAGTGCTGTGCTGAATACATCATCAAAAATCCATTTCATTATACCAATCAAAGTAACAACTCCGATAACAACCCCGATAACACCAACGATTCTTGGTGCGGCCGAATTCAAAAAATTATTCATATTCCCTGATTCTTAATCCAGTAAGGAAGATCATTTATTCGCCTCTCTGCAATTTTACAATATTCTTCTGCCATTTCACTTCCTATCCAATTACGCTTGTTTAGGATAGCCATCTTTGCGGTTGTCCCAGAACCCATAAAGGGGTCATAAACAATATCATTTTCGTTTGACCATGATATTATGTGGTCGTTTGCTAATTGTTCTGGGAACACGGCAGGATGATTTCCCGCATCTTTTGATTTTGTTGGGCATAATGTCCATACATTTTCAGCATCTTTCGTTTTCCTGTCACAATCAATGACCTTTGATAATAGTGACCCGTCTTTTTGCCTAAAAGACGATTTTTTCCCCCTGTAATTTTTAAGAACCTTCTCTTGTTGGATTGGGTTAAATGTTTTTGGTTTACCCTTGCTTAGAATGAACATATATTCAAAAGTATTGGCGTATCTTCTTAATGTTGGATATGCTGGTGCATAATTGCTTTTATGATAAATCATCGTATCAAGCAGATTAAAGCCACAATGTTCTACAAAGAAGATTGCTTGTTTAAAAGAGCTTAATGATTCGCAAAATTTCTTTGTTTCATCTGCTACTATCCAAACAACAACACCACCAGTTTTTGTAACCCTGAATAATTCTTTTGCAATTTCTTCAAAGGGAAAAGAATACCCTTTATAATCTCGCAAATTATCATAAGGAGGACTTGTCACAATTAAATCAACAAAACCATCGGGCATCATTGCCATAGTATCAAGGCAATTCTCATTGTAGATTTTATTTATTTCCATCTTTCAAATCCTTAACTAATTTCTCGTTTGTATCCACAATCTTCTGCATATTCTCAACGGATATTTCTTTTTTCAAAGGCTCGAAGAAATAAACCTTCTCGACCTCTGTCTGGAAGTTTGGTTCATTCATAGTCACGAACTCCTAATCCTGTTGGAAAGATGGGCACCCTGTCTTTAGACTTCTCTTGAAATCTGACAGTATACATTTTGCCAATTTGTTCATCCGCTGTCTTGAGAGCCGCAGCACGATCAATTACCGATCCAACAGGTCGAACATTGAATGTTTCGTTTCCAGCTTTGCATTTCCAAATAACCAATTCAAGCATTTGGTTATTCAAAGAATCGTCGTATTCTTCAATTTCATAGCCAACAATTTCAAACTCTTCATCTTGGAATTCTTTATATTTAATGAGAGACTTATTCCGATCATTAAAGGCATATTTTTCATCTTTGTTCCGAATAATTATGCCTTCGTATCCTTCGGCAACCCACTTATCATGATATTTCTTTACTTCATCAAACGAATTCACTTGAACCGTTTCCACTTGCTTGATAATCGGATGTTCATCAGGGATTATATTATCAAGAATTTCTTTTCGTTCAAGATAGGTTTTATCTGGAATAGCAAGATCATACACATGATATTCAAGATCAATTGACGAAAGATTTTTATAATTCTCATTCTCTCCTTCTTTATATTCTTTCTTCATCAATGAAATAAGTTGCTGAAAAGACAGCCCGTGCTTGTAAATTTCCCCGTCAGGAGAAAAACCGTCAAACAAAAACAAAGATTCCGTGATATGATCAACTCCTGCAAATTCTTTCCTGTTCCGCGAAAGAAGACGATTATCTTTCAAATGTCTGAATGAAACAGCCCTAGCCCCATTCAACTTAGGCTGGACGAAACATGGATACTTTGCCTTTTTCGTGTCACTGATAGCAAGAGCAGGATAAAGAAACTTAGGCGGAAGATCAACATCAAGAATATTGTTGACAAAATTTTCTTCCATTTTGCCCTTGATAAGATTGTTCGCCATGAAAAGAGCATTTTCAAAAGGAGAATTTTCGTTGCTCTTTCCTTTATTCGTTCCTTTTCGGACGTATTTCTTCTTTACTGTCTTTTTTCCATCTGTATACCCAGACTCCCGAAAAATAACAGACACGCCGTTTTCTTCCTCAACCCAACACGACCATACAGAAACCTTTTTGTTCTTTGCTCGCTTATAAAGAGTAATCTTTGTGAATTTAATATCATCCATAATTATTTCGTCCTTGTTTAATTTTCGGCTTTGAATGCTTTTTTATTCTTGATATTCTTGAACCAAGAAAACATCTTATATCCAATAAAAGAAATAAGCATACACTGAATCCAAGCTGATGCCCATCTCGTCAAAAACACATCCCACATCTCCGAAGTAGTATTAATTCCATATTTTGTTTTTGCTCCAGCAGAAGCCATAAGAGCAAAAACAAAAATTACAATATTAATTTTCTTATTAACCAGAAAGTTTTTCAGTGTCATTTCAGCTTCCCCCTTTCTTGTTTTCATTATTTGTGTCAACGATAACTTCCTTGAATTCTTTTTTGAGAAGTTCCCAAACACGGTCAAAAACATAAAACGTAACAACAAAGGCCATGCATTTAATCCAAACAGCAATCCACACAATCGGAAAAACAACGATGATATCATTCGGGTTTATATTGAAAGCACTTCGGACAGCGGCATACACAAAAAAAGACAATACAAAGATAGCGATGTTTCCTTTCTTGTGAAAAATTCGGTTTTTGAGGCTCATAATCTTGTTCTCCTTTTATTCAGTTTCGTGATTCTCAATAAGATCAATCGTTTCTTTTGGAAGCGCGGCCCGATCAGTAACAAAAATGGATTCAATGTTGTCAACTCCAACATGAATTGGATGATAGCTATCAAACAACTGATTCCATCTTATAGAAGTAACGGCACCACTACCGGAGTATTTACATTCAAAATCTGTACACCAAAAATATTCACTAATTCCAGATTTGTAGTTAATTTTTATAAGAAACACCTCTATATAATGTTCTTTGTTGAGAGAACGTTTTGTATTTAAATAATCCCTTTCCAATCGTTTCAAAAGGATTGTTACCTTTTCATCACATTCATTGATTTCTGACTGGGATGACTTCATTTTCATTTTCTCCATTTTGTGATTTCTAGCTTGGCTTTAATGCCATGTTGAAATCTCATCGCCACTCATACTTCCATCTTTACCTTGACCCAAATGCAACCAAGAGGAATTACGTATCGGTCTGCAAAAATCACAAAAGAGGAGGGGCTGTTATCGTCAATCTTGTAGGTTTTGTCGAAGATCGACATATCCACGTACTCAACCCCGGCCATATTAGGATACGTGAGAATACGATAAGACACACCCTTGCCTTTGTACTTCTCGATGTACTTTTCCGCAGGCACTTCGGTAGTCTTGGCGGGCTCGACGTAGAGTACCTCAAGCTCGTTAGGCAGCCACAAGTGCCCGAGGTAATCGATAGTGTCTACCACCTCAGAGATGAGGTAGACGAAGGAGTGATCAGGGACCACGGTGTTCCTAAGAGCAACGGCTAATTCAAGTGGCACAAGATCAATATCGTCTTTGGTTAACCCAGCCCGCATCGAGATACGATACCCGATGTCGCTAGGTACGCACACGGCATACACCTTGTCGAAGGGAACATTCAACTTGACCAGCTCCTCAAACGTACACCGCTTGAGTTCATGGACCCATCGGGTATCGAAGTTCCACCCCCACGCCCCCCTCACCTTAATGCCTCTTTCTTTTACGTCATTAAATACAAGGGGTTTCTCAAAGGAAGGTCTTCCGATGTACTTCATCATTTCGACGGTGAAAGCGTCAGCAAACTCGTCTTTTGGATTACCCCAACCGTATCTGTCGGGAGGACCCATAAGCTCCTCAAGTTCCTTCTGAGATTTTACGACGAACCCGTGTTCGTAAGCATCCATATTATTTCCTCCATTTTGCGATTTCTAGTTTAGCTTTAATGCCATGTTGAGTTCTCATTTTTAGTATATCAAAAATTTCGGCGGTGTCAAACATTTTTTTAACTAAACCATCATTAATATCTTTGAAATTGTCTTCTTTGCGCCAAATAACGATTCTTTCTCCTGCATCAATCTTTTTGTTCATTTTGTGAACAATTTCTTTATTGCCGGGTTCATTGTCAAATACCCAAATGTATTTTCCGGGAATTGACGGAGAAGCGTCTGAACCTGCCATTGCGATTGCGTTAGGAACAAACATAGAATCAATCGGCCCTTCAAGAATAAACACGTCTTCAGAATATTCAACAAAATCTTGATTATAAATTTTTTCTGCTTCTGGATTCAATTTTAATGTTAGGTATTTGGGTTTTAATTTTGGATCAAACATTCTTGCTTGAAGAATTTCAATATTACCTGACTTTCTGAAAAATGGAATGACTAAACAAGGAACAGGCAAAAATTTTGATTCTTCATTGAACAAACGTTCATGTAGTTTTTTCAAATTCGCACAATATCTTACTTGGTCAAATGGGATTAATCTTTTCTTGGTGTACTTTTTTGCTGGATGAGAATCTTTTAGATCATTGAAACTTTTTGTTATTTTGAATAATTCTGAATCATGAATGTATGTTTGTGAATTTTTATTTTGAGATTCATCCAAAATATTTAAAAGCTTTTCTGCAATGTTTTCTTTTTTAAGAGGAGGTTTAAACCCATAAAAATTATATTCTTCAATTAATTCTGGAAATTTGTCTTCAAGGAATCCTTTGAGTTTTCTTGAATATCCACAATCGTGACAATAAACAGTTATATACGAATCTCTTAAAAGAAAGAACATTCGTTTTTTTCTATTTTTATTGTCGCACCCAAAAGCACATTTACAGTTCCACACACCAGAACGGGTTTTCTTGATTTCCATTCTTAAAGACAAAAGGTTCATAAAATACAAGTCTCTTGAACTAATCATGATATTTTCCATTAAAAAAGCACGGACATATATTTCGATGTCCGTGCTTTTGATAAAACGAATTTAACATATTTCCTCCTTGACTTTTTATTTCATTATAATTAGTAATTATCAGAAAATCAAGAAAGAAAATAAAAATTTACCTCCTATTCAACCCCATAGCTTTTCTTCTTCTCTTTGACTTCAAAGCCTTCCTGATAATGGCAGTTTTTGATTTCCCTGCCATTTTCTTTTTGCGAAGTCTTGCAGCCTTTTTGTATCTCATTTTGTCTTTAGATGTTTTTACTACACATCTGTTTCCTTCGGCTTTCTTTCCAGGACCACAGAAAATTTTATATCTAACTTTTCCTTTACGAATAACTTTTCTTCGTCTTTTAAGTGGTCTTTTTGCTGCTTCAGTTAAAGAATTGATTCGTTTTTCAGGATCAAGTTCAAGTAAAAGTTTATTTAAAGACAACGCTGTTTTTTCTTTGATTTCTTCGGTTTCTTCTTTTTTCTTTTTCTTTCGTCTTACAACAAACAACGGAGTGTCTTTGTCTGCAACTCCCGATGAAGTATTTGTTGCTGCTTCCTCTTCACTGAGGATCTTTTCGATTTCCATTTGGACCATCTTTTTGTTTTCTTTTAACATCCAAGCGGCGGATGAATATGAAACAATTTTTGACTTGCCGCCAAGTTTTTCAAGCAACTTTTTAAGATTCCACACCATTCTATTAAAAGGAGTATATGCATTACGTTCGTCTTGTGATTTCAACTCTCTTGACTTTTTTAATATGTTTCCTTTTTCGTCAATAATTCCAAGTTTATACGCCTCCATTTGTGTCCAAGATTTTGTCAATTCTCGGATAAAACGGTAAGACATATAGTAGTCAATAGCTCTTGAAGCGGACATAAATTGCCTATGCTTTTTTCTTTTTTGTGTTTATTTGAAGGGCAATAAAAAGTTCTTCATCAATTTTTGTTTCTCCGTCAAATGTTTTATTCCCTATAAAAATAAACAATGAATTTATCTTTTCAAAATGGTGAGGTAATTTGTATTTCAATAGTTCTTCACTAATAAAACCGAAACAATTAACAAAAGAAATAAAATGGTTCAACAACAAAGAAATATTAGTCGTTCCGTGTCTATCAAATCTATTGAAATGATTTCCAATAAAAACAATTCTTGAAATATCGGTTTCAAATTCTTCTAATGAATTGCAATCACCATTATCATAAAAGGTTTTTGCTGTTTGTATGAATGAATAATCATCGCATATCATGAAAGTATGTCCTCCTTTGTTTTTTGTATTTATCAACAAAAGAGGACATTAAATTAAGTGATATAGCCGTTTATTTCAAACTTCTTTCTTGGCGGCTCTTTGTACCACTGAAGAGCAAGCATGACGTTTGAGTAAGATTGATACGTCATAATTCCGTTTACTTTTTCGCCAGATTCTATTGGGCCAAGAGCAAGAGTGACATTGCCACTCGAACCAACAAAGATTCCTGACCATTCGGTGTTGTCCTCTTGAAGAATGACAACACCGACTTTTGCAAGTGCATCAGCAATTTCATTAATCGGTATACGATCAAAATAAATCGGCTTGAGTACCTTTTGAACAGCAGTAACAGCCTTCTTCCGATGGGCAGCCAATATTTTCGGAGCTTTCACTTCCTTTAGAAGTGTCGTAATGCTCTTATAAGGTTTCATGATACCTCATTATGGGGTTACTGTAATAATTTCAATTTCTGGTGCAGTGTATCCACTCGGGAAAGAAACGGATACTTCGTTTGTGTTTGCGTCAACCAATAATGTATCTGCCCCAAGAATCAGGGCAGGATGAACGGTCAACGGGCCATCGGCGGCACCAGTTGCTGGTCCAGTAAAGACAAGATCAGTTGACCCGTCTCCTGAAGTCAATGCAATATCAATATCAGTATCTTCAGAATCCGTTACGCGGAGATAAACAGTGTCAGTACCACTAACCGTAACAGCACCGGAATAGGTTACTGTAAAAGTAAGAGCGTCTGTTACTTCATATTCTCCATCTGTTGGGTTAAGCACATCAAAAATAACTTCAGTGTTTGCGATAATCCAAGGTTGTTCATAAGTTGAAGGGAAATCATTGTCAATCGGATTCAATGTTGCATCAAGGATAGTTCCACCATTAAGTTGAATTTCAGGGTAGAAAAGAAGCGATTCTGCCACAATATCAGACATTGTTCCGGTGAAAGTCAATGTATCTGTTCCTGTACCAGAAGCGTAATCAAGTTCAACTGTATCACCTGAAACTGGATCTGTCAAGTAAACATAAGGCGTTCCGCCAGTTGTTACAACATTGACAATTTCAGAAAATTCAACTTCAAGCGTCAGAGGATCTGTTTCATAATAAGAATCGTCGGGAGGGTTTACCAAAGAAATGATTACCGGAGCGGCATTTCCAATATCTTTCAGACAATGAATGAGTTCTCTGTAACCATTCGGATGAACTTTATACCATCCGCCCGCTGCTTTGACAATATCATCTGATTGAACTTTACCATTGCCATCAGTATACATCCAAGATGAAGGATTAATTCGTGAAACTGGCATTTTATTTTTTCCTTATTTTGATTTTTAGAATGATTTTTAATGCATTAAAGAATTACCACTCTGCTCCCTTGGGAACATAGTCTCTTATTTTTGCTCGAATGTTTTTATCAATATCATTAAAATTCATTACCGCTTTTCCAGCACGTTTGATATAAAAGAAATTGGCGTCCTTCAAATATCCACCGCCACCAGACACATCAACTTTAACGGTTTCGCCTTTCTTGTTTTTCGTTGTCAAGAATTTGAAATCTGTTTCTTTCTCTGGCGATTTAATGTAAGACGTATCAACATCGATTTTATTGAACGCAAATACTATATCACCATCCATATAAGATTTCAACTTATTTCCAAGTTTAATAACATCAGCAACAGTTTGTTGGGCGCCAACATGAGTGTTAATCAGAATTTCGGGTTTAACAAAACGGCTACGTTCTGCGTTTTGTTTCAGAGCAATTTCAATGTCATTAATAATCCACACAAGATGAATGTTTTTCTTGTCGTATCCAAGACGGGTAACATTTGATATTAGATTGTCAAACTTTTGGAGAGATTTCAAGGTTACGTCAAAAATAATGTTAGGTTTTCTTTCGGGGTCGGCTGTCATAATTGAGGAGAAAAAAGCCCGTTTTTCTTTATCCGGGAGCCTCAATTCGTCACCAATAATATCATGAAGTAATGAAACGGTTTCGGGATTTTTTAGCGCGCCTTTGACCTTGAACTGCGAAAGATCAACACCAAGTTCTTTCTTGACTCTTTGGGCGATTTTTTCGCTTTTGACTGCAAGGCTTTTCAATGCGTCAACATCAAACGTCTTTCCTTGAATTCCCATTAATTGAGACTGTATAAATCCTTTCCCAGAGCCACCGCCACCAGCAAGAATGACAACATTACCAAATTTTGGGTATGCTTTGCCACCAAAAGTAATAAGTTTTTCAAGCAAGTATTCGTTAAATTCGTTAAATGATTTCATGATCCTTTTGTTTTGTTTTGTTTAGTTTGTAAGAGAAATTCTTATATGTATTTATGCTTTGTCAATTTTCATTGACTCTCCAGTGTGGACAAATCAGCTTTAGTTTTGAAATATAATTCTAGTTCTTCGTCATCTTTGAATTTAACAAGAGTCATTCCATAGTTATTTACTGTCTTTGGAATATTCAATCCATCTTTCAATCTAAGTTTGTTTTTCTTGAATGGTGTATAGTTCACGAAATGATGAATGCGTCCGAATCTCCAAATTGATTTCGTCACGTCAGGATGCATTCTTACCAACATTTCGGTCTTGTTTTTTGTGCCCGTGGGATTCAAGCGTTGAATGAATTTATCTTTCAACATAGTAGACAATTTATCTTTCTTATCATCATCAATCACATCGGCAAGTTCCTTTGCATAAAATTCTTCGGTGTTTCCTCCACCCAGGGTCTGGGTGGCTGCTTTATCTTGAAGAAAAAAATTAAACTGAATCGTACAATCACCGTCTTTTAATATCCTTAATGAAAGATCGGTATCTTCGTTGTATCTGCCTCGCCATCTGTATTTGCAATTATTGCTGATCAGCAAACACGAATAAATCCTTGTGTTTTTGACGAACGGCGGCTGTTTTGCACCTTTGGGACAAAAAAATTTATAATTTAACCCAGACACAGGAACATTTTCAAACCTATCAACAAAATCTTCTGCCGCCCTAAACAAAGCACCCGTTTCAACTCTATATCGTGTGTTATTATGAAGACGATAAAAATCATGAATATTATCATCCATGACCCAGTGTTTTTCTGCACCAATAGAGATTGAATGCTCCCAGCACCAATTTCTTGCTCTTCCGGGACCATCGCCGTGATTCTCAAAAGGAAGAACCAAAAGAGTAACATATTTTCTTATATCAAAATTGTCTAATGCCTCATCGTACTCTTTGAGATTAAAAGGCTCAATTGCTATAAAATGAGGAATTCTCATTCGTGCAAGTGCCCTTGAGGTAAGCATTGAATCTGCTCTGTTTTTAGAAATAATGTAAACTGGATATTTCGGATTTGTGAATTTTGAATTAATCAGCACTCTAAAAAATCCTCTAAAATTGAATTATTTTCTTGTTTGTTTTTTGTGTACCACAGTTCTTTGGATGATTTATTGATCTTTTGATTAATTGATTTTGAAAAATCTTCCATGTCGTTTTTCGTCTCAAAATGAATATACAAACTTTTATATTTCTTGTCACTATCTTTTACGATATCAGAAATCTCATCCCAGATAATTTTTAGATCAGCATCATTTTTAGAATGTATTTCAACAAAACTCTCAAGTGTTATTTTTTCGTGTTCGTCACCAAGCAATTCCATGCAGTTTTCATACATTGGATTCATGTCCGTTTTTGTTTTCATTGATCTCGACCCATCTAAATAGCCTATTTTGTTCTTTTTTCCTTTCTGGAATCCAAATTGACTTGGTTTTTTCGGTTATTGGTTGATTCATCTTTTGCACAAAATCATCAAAATCATCTTTTGTTTTAAAATGAATCTGAATAGAAGAATATTTTTTCTCATCGTCTTGAATATACTCGGGCATATTCACCCACAGATTTTCCCAATCATCACTCTCGTTCTGAATATCAACAAACGATTCAAGAGAATTACTATAAGAATTTTTTTGTGTTTTTTTCATTTTAATTTCTTTTGTTTTTTAGAGTTCGTCAACAAAAAATTCAAACAAACGAACCCGAAAACGCTTATCATTCATCCGGGATTTAAAACCATCGTGTTTATATAGATATGTCATTATTTCTGTTGCTTTCATGTATTTTTCAAACCGCTCCTTTGTATAAAAATCAAGAATATTAATAACAACACCACGACACTTTCCGTAAAAACACCCAAAGTAATCGTCACTGTTATAACCGTTTGTGTAAATAATTTTCTTTTCGTCCAATAATTCTTGAATAAAAGACCGGCTTTCAAAATACACGGCAATATCAAAATCTTTTGCTGTTTTTTTATCACCAAAAACAGCAGAACCAAACGCAAAACCATGTTTAAATAATTCTTTAAAATCTTTTGCGTCTAACTCTTTATACATTTCTGAAAAAAGAGCATCTTTCAATAATTCAAAATCTATGTGGTCTAATTCCATCATTTACCTCGCAAGTTCAAATTTTTGAATACGACAACGGAGAGTCTTAATTTGATTTGACCGTATCACAATCCCCCCTTTTGTTTCAAGTTCAAATTCAAAATCCTCAAATTCAGTGTCTCCGTGGTCGTGTAATGCTCGCTTTCTCATTTTCCAAGCATTAACCAGACTGAGAGTTGCACCGATAACACATGATTCATCAAAAGAGTCAATAACTTCTAATATGTAAACTGGATTCTTGAATTTTAACCGATCTCGTTCTTTGATCCGGCGGCGTTTTCTTGTCTTGATATACTTATCTTCTGCATCAGATTCAAGAACAATTTCCCGATAATGAAATTTGTCAATTCCAATATCTTTCAGAATTTTCTTTGGAGTTGTATCAATTTCCTCGGTTTCTTCTTGATCTTCTTCCAATTCTTCATCAGAAGATATCATTTCGTCAATCAGGGTACTAGTAGCATCCATGCCAGTATTAGAAACATGAGCAATGTTGGCTTCTTTACATAGTTCCAGAAAGTCTTCATACCAAATAGAATTATCATCACGAAGATACGGCTTAAAAACTTTCCACGGAACCCGCAAACCACAATCAACAATTGCTTTTTTCCAAGAATCTTCTGGAATCTCTCCTGCAAGATTCTTTTCAGTGATCAATTTCAGAACTGCTTCAACTGCGGCTTTTTGTTTTTCTGTTAAGGATATCGGCATTCGTTTCCTCTAATAGTTTATAATAAGTCAAAATAATTCGGGTTAGAGCTTCATCAGGAGTGTCCACGTCAACTGTAATTCCACACGCTTGAGGATGTCCGCCCGCGCTTGAAACGTATTTTAATTTTTCAATTTCTTTGCAGGGAGAATTTATAATGAGGCCGTTATCTCCTGTCCGGACACTGATATTAATGTTATTTTTGAACTTGGTGATCATAAAATAAACATCATATCCAGTCTTATAGTAAGGAACTTCATTGATTATTGAAGAATTGGCAAGAACAGAAATAAGAGCTTTTGAATTGTTCCCCAAAAATTCGTGATATTTTGTGGATTCTAACATTTCTTTCTGCATCTTCCGCGAATATTCGATAAATTTAAGTTCCTCTTCAGTGTATCCATCAAATCCATTTTCAAACCTAGTGAAAAAAGCATCAAAATGATATTTCCAGAAGAGAAGATTCAAGTTAAACCCTTCAGTGAATAATGCTTTCTCTTCTTTTCGCTTAAATAAATCGTATGCGTTAGTATATCTTACTAATTCACGCAAGTCAAGCGAAAATTTTATTCCTTTCTTTTGCAGCAATTCATAACAGAGCATTGCTCCTGCTTTGTCTTCTGCATAATAAATTGGATGCTTCGGATATTTTTCTTTGATTTTATTGGTTTCAGGATGGTGATCAATGATTATCAATTTTCCTTTAGACTTATCTAAAAGTTTTTCATAATCATTTTCTGAAATGACTAAATCAGAGACAATAATGGAAGCATCATCAGGAATTTTGTCAATCAATTCAGGGATACGACTATATCCTCCCCTTAAAATCTGATCAAATTTGAAAACTTGATTCAACACAATTGCAGATGAAACTCCATCTAAATCATAGTGAAAAATTCCTATTTTCAAAATATCTCCTTATATAAATAATAATATAAACAGTTCACAGAAGAACCGTCAATTCTTCTGTGAACCTAAACTCCGACACACTATATTCGAGGTATAGCATGTCAGAATCTAAACATATTTATATTGTATACCAGACTACTAATCTTGTCAATCAGAAAATCTATATTGGCGTTCATAAACAAGATTTTTTCTTTCCTATTATCTTTGATGGTTATTTGGGTAGCGGCAAAGATTTGAAAAAAGCAATCAAGAAATATGGTGAAGAAAACTTCATTCGTGAAACTCTTCATGTTTTTTATACAGCAAAAGAAGCATTTGCTAAAGAAGCAGAACTTGTAAATGAAGCATTTGCTAAAGAAGCAGAACTTGTAAATGAAGCATTTGTAAAACGGAAAGACACATATAATCTCTGCACCGGAGGTAGAGGAGATGCTTGGAAAGCATCAAAAGGAAAGGTTTCTGTCAAAGATGACAGAGGCAAAATTTTTAGAATATCCGTATTAGATGAAAGATACATCTCCGGGGAGTTGAAACAAGCAAATTGTGGGATCAAAAGGTCCATAGAAACACGAAGTAAACATAGTGAACAAAACAGAAGACGGTGGGCTAATCCAGAAACACGAAAAAAACGATCACGTCAACAAAGAAAAATCATGTCAGAAAGACCAGATATATTATGCGAATACTGTGGTAAATATTACAATTCTTTAAACTATCACAAATGGCACGGTGAAAAGTGTAAAGAAAATCCTAATTTTGACCCAGCATCAAGAAATATACCAAAATTTGAATGTGAACATTGTGGCGGATTCTTTGATGCTGGAAATTTTAAACAACATCACGGCGAGAAATGTCAAAAACGATGAAAGGTTTTAATCATTCCTTTCTCCTTTAAAAAGAAAAGCAGAAGGATTTCCTTCTGCTTTTTGTGTCAATCAATAATAATTGAAGACATTTTAAATCTCTTCATTCTCTTCATCATATTCTCCACTAACATCAATTTCATCAAGTTCCTTATCGAAACGATCAGCGGCACTTTGATAAAAATCGGCAATCGCTTCTGTCAACGAATCTGCTTTAGCAGACAATTCGGGACAGCTTTCAGCCAGAACCGCAACATCTCCGAAATTGTTTAAAATAACAGATGTTCTATCCATTATAGTGTAATAATCAAAAATGTCAAGGGTTGATTCCTGTGGTGTTTCCATTTTTTCTTCCTTTTAGAGGTTAATGACGTAAGCCGTTAATAAATAAGCTGGCTCATGGGGATAACCAACCGGGTTGCAAATAAATTTTGTGCTGTTTTCTGTCTTAATGCTCTTGTCATGGGTGTGACCATAAATCCAATAATCAACTCCAAGATTTTTGATCTTCTCTTTCCAATCGTTTGCAAAACAATTATTTATTTTGCTTTTGAGAAACCTTGGATGGATGAATTCTTTACATGGCATGAAATGAGTTATCACAATTTGGTGCTGATAAACATTGTATTCTTGAATTCGAGCATTGTACTCTTTGTAATTATTCAATTGGTTACAAAGCCATTTAAAGTCTGACTTTCCTTTTTCAAGAGTCAATTGAAAATTCTTAATTTGAGAAAAATCAGAATACCGCTTTCTGTAAAAATCATATTCAACCATGTCTTCATCAAAATGAATTCGTTGCCATGATTCGTCTATCCATCCGGTAATTCCATGAAAAACAACATCATTCTTACTATACGTTGAACGATCCAACATAAAAACCCGATCATTCAAATCTTCCCAGACAATAATATTGAGCTTGTCTCTATTTATTCTTGCATAATTTTCTCCGTAAAATTCATGATTCCCCGGAACATACAAAATATCACTATCAGGAACCATTTCCGCAAATTCATTCAAAACTTGCCTTGCCCACCTAATAGGGCAAAGATCACCGGCAATCACGACAACATTACATTCAAATTGGTTTACTTGGGCAGCAATCTTTTTCATTATTGCATTTGCTCCTGCACCATCATAAAATTCAAGATGAATGTCGGAAATCACATAAACGTTTACTCCTTTGATTTTTCCCATGCGTCGTTTTCCTTTATAAATTCGTCAATTAAATCAAAATCTGTTTTAAAAGAAGGCGGAAGTCTCTTTCTCATATAACTAGGAATGTCAACATCAGGAAGTTCGCATAGAATTCTAATAGGAACCTCTCTTCCGTATATATCAGTTCCTTTTACTGTGTTGAACCATTGATAAATTACCATTTTATCCCTCCTGAAAGAAGTGCTTTTGTTGCATCTCCTGTTATATCTGGTCTCTCTTCAAGAATTCTGTTGTTTGTGCTTTTATCAAATAAAGGGACATCTTTGGTCTTATCTCCTTTAGGAGCATTAAATCCTTCTATTTTTAAATCGGAACTGTCTTCAAACTTCATTTTTTCAGAATCAAATATCAAAGCGAATCGCTTCTTTCTGTTTACGTCTCCATAACGACTTTTGAGTTGTTTGCAGAGCATGATACCCTGCGCTTTTATTTCTTCAGGAGCCATGAGACCAAGCATGAAATCCACTGTATCATTGATACCCTTTGACTCGCCAACATTCTGCAATCCAATATCAGAAGACTCAATGGTTGAACGGTCCCCCTGAACAGCTGTAATGCCACAAAAATTGTTTTTCACTGCTAAACCACGAAATTCTTCCGCAATTGATTTGACGAACATATATGTTCCTTTATTCAAAGAAACGCGCTTTGATAAACAAATATTCAAATAGTCAAGCATTACCACATCGGGTTCAAAATTCTTTTTTAATTTTAACTCCCGCAAATACGCTTCAACGTGCCCCATATGAACGGTTGATGTTGGGAACTCTTTCACTATGATCTTGCCCATTCCCTTTTTTGTCAAATTATGAACACTACCAAGAAATTCATCTTTGCCCATATTCTTAACTTGTGACAAAGTACGATTGAACAAACAAGCATCCATTCGTTGAGCAATCTTTTCTTCTGCCATTTCCATTGACAAGTAAAGAACCTTCTTTCCTTGTAATGAATACTCGGTTGAAAGCCAGGTCATCATGGCGGATTTGCCCACGTTTGTTGCCGACAAAAAACAGTTAACCGTCTTTAGTTCAAATCCACCATCAGTAATTTCATTTAAAACGTCACACAAAAAAGGAACTTTATCATATTTTAAATGAAGACGTTCAAATCTTTTTTGTGCGTCCTCAAAATAATCAAGACCATTGTCATTATCAAATGTTACTCCAAGAGCCTCTTGGAGAATTTCAGGAATGCTTGATTTCGGTTGTTCGTCTGTTTCTTTATCATAAATTGAAACTGCTTTTGCAAGCGCATTATATAAAGCTTTGTCTTGACAATATTCTTCCGTTGCATCTGTCAACCAATCATAATCTAAAGTTGGTCGTTCTGGTTTAATCTTAAAGAAAAATTCAGTTGCAGCAGAAAAGAGTGTTTCGTTGGTATTTCTGTATTTGTCAAGATAAACCTCAAGAATTTCTGGTGTTGCTTTTTTATCAAACTTATCATGATGAAATTTGAATATTTTGAATATTACCTTTTCTTTATCGTCAAAATATTCTTCTTTGAGGAAAGGAAAGACCTTATAAAAATAATTGTCATTGTTGATCAATCCATTAAATATAAGGTCTTCTACTCTTGACAGTTCTTGTGCTTCTATGTCACCCATTTGTTCCAAGTTTTTCGTTTACATGATTTTCAATCCGCTTGATAACATCCGACTTGATAATACGCTCCAGCATATTTCTTGCAGCAGCACGATAAATGTCTGGATTGCTGATTTCATACATAAATGTAACATCTTCGCCTTCAACTGAAAGTGAATCTTCATTAATAGAATATTCTACTCCTTCAAACGGACCATCAAGAATTTCAAAAACAAGTTTCTCCTTAGACTTCTTCGCCCGAATCGTTGTTATTACTGTCTGAACTGGATTCTCCATTTTCTACATTCTCCTCTTTTTCTACATCCTCATCTTTTTGTGCATTCCCGTAAAGGAATTTCTGTTTGCAATACGAATCTATTTTAGATAGTATATCAGATGTAAAATATTTGTCAACATCATTCATGATTGCTTTGGGAAAAAGTAATTCGTCTGTGTGGATTTTTATCCGTGTTCCAGACTTTTCCCAAATACCTGCTTCAAGAGCAAATTCAATCATTCCGTGCCAGCGATTTAACCCAGTTTCATAATTGATCGCAGTATCAACGGTAGAATTTTCTTTTGTTAGCCTGCCTTTATTCAGCTTACAATGAATGATATTACCCACGACTTCGCTTCCTAACTTGTCTTTCTTCTTTGACAAGAAAACGATTGTGGACGCCGCATACTCAGGGCCGGACCCGCCGCCCTGAACAGTTTGGGAGTATAATCCCATTGTCTGATAAGAATGATTCGTAAGAAGAAACGGAATTCCTATCTTACCAAGTTTCAACGTTAAGACACGAAACGCGGCTTTAATGATCTGTGCCCGCGTCATGTCTCTTGTATTCTTCCCTTCTGTGATATCACCCATTTCTTTTTCAGTGGACAGCATACCAAGAGAATCAAGCACAATAAGCATTTTTCGTCTTTCTGATTCTGGCTGTTCTCCGTATTTAATCAACAAACTCAAACATTGGTGTCTGAAACGTTCAACAGTCTCAACAGGAAGAACCATTACTCTTTTTGTATCAATACCAAAATTTTCAAGAGAGGTTTTCGTTATGGCTGATTCAGATTCAAACAAAACAACAATCGCCTTAGGATTAGCAGCAAGAAACTCCTTCATTGTTGTCAAAACAAAGAAAGTATTATGATGAATCAATCCACTGCTTTCTTTAGCAATGTACCAATGTGGGGATTCAATGCTAACATCAAATACATCTTCCTCACCAATGTCAATAATTTTATCAATTCTTTTCTTTCCGTGAATGGTGTCCACGATTTTTGCGTTTTTTGCTAAAACCGTTTCACCATCACAAGAGAAAACGTGATTTTCTGAGCATTCAAAAATTTCATCATCTTCAAAACAAACACGAATTACATTACTTCGTTTTTTGATCACAGCCAAAATTTTTGATTTCCCTGTAGGAGTTTTAACAAAAATTTCATCATTTACTGGATACGGCACTTCATAATCACCTTCACCATATTGTTCATATAAATTCTGATAAGTCATTGTGTGCTTTTTCACGAAATTCCTCCTTTAGTATTTTAAACAAAATGTCTTTTTCTGATTCATCAATTATTTCTTTTGATTTTATTAAGCTCGTTTCTCTTGTCTGCAATCTTCCGCATTTTATCAAATTTTTTATTTCGTTTTCTTTTTTTAGTGCCTCAATAGCTTTCTTTTTATTGAAAAACAATACTTTATAGTCCAAACACGCCTTCCATCGTTTATGAATTTTGTTTCTTTTTGTGATACCAAATTTATAAAATTTACCTTTGTCATCCTCAAATTCAAGTAAATAAAAATTAAGAAAATCTATATTTTTTCTTTTTAATAATTCTTCTGTGTAATACCCGCAATGACTGTTTTTTCTTTGTTTTTCGTTAATTTCTTCTTTTTGTTTAGAGATAGATGATTGCCAGGTGTTAATTTTGTGTTTCCACTTTTCATAACCATCAGATTCTCCGTATTTCTCAACAAAATACAACAAATCTCGTTTTTGTATTTTTGATATTTGATTTTTCGCAGACTCTTCATCATAACCTTTTTTGGTCCAATATTCAACACATAATCTATTATATTCTCTAAATCCAGATGGATTTTCTTTTATTTTAAGTTGAAACTGTTTTTGTCCTTCTGATAAATTTTTGAAATTCGCTTGTTTGAATTCAATAAATTTATTTTCCCCTTCGTCACCCCATTTTTCTATCCAGTATTCTTTTTTGTGAAGATTTTTTTGTGCAGTTGACAATTTTTTGCGGTGATCAGGTTCGTTGACTCTTTCTTTAAATTCAGCTTTTTTCTTTTCAATTTCTAATAAGGCTTCTTTTTCTGTGCATCCTCTTTTAATCCAATATTCAACACAAAAATAATTTGATTCCTTTTGTTTTTGGGAAATCAATATTTTTGCTTCAGCTTCTGTGTAATTCTTACTTAACCAATATTCTATACATCTCCAATTTTTTTCTCTTCTCATTTTCACTCCTGTTTTTATAAAAAATTGTTTCTTTTATTTATAAAAACAGGAGTGTCTAAAATAAGAAAAAGTATTGTTTATTCTCTGGTATAAATTTCTATAATCTCAGATCCCCTTGCACATTTGCCTACTTTTGATGGACCGACTAATGCAGATACTTTCCCAAGAGGAAACCCGCCATAAATTGAACCAGAAAGAAGAGCATTCAGAGAATATGATCCGGAATCAAGAAATCCGTCAAAGTCTCCAGCAATAATACCATCGCTTGCGACAGAAGCGTATTCATTGATCTTGAAAATTTCTTTTGCAAAATCAAACATATTATCGTCTTTTGTCATGTTTATTTTTGATCTCCTGTGTTGTTGTAAATCTGAATTGAGAAATAATATTCCCAATCATCGCCGTATCCTTCAAAAATTTCTTTTGATGAATAGCCAAAAGCATTCAATACTTCGTCAAGATGTTTCTTGAATTTCTTGAACTGTTTTTCATTTTTTGCTTGAAGAACATAAAATTTCAAGTTCCTTCCATCAATATTGGAAGGATGAAAAGAAAACCGAGTATCGCAGTAAGTTTTATACGGTTTGCTGATACCATATTCTTCTCTGATTTTCTTGAATACTGCTCTAATTTCTTCCCGTGTCAGATACAAAATACCATTTTTAATGCTCATGCTCTAATTTCTCCTTATTAATTAAAAGTTTCGTTTTTCATAGTCTCTTTGATTGACGCAAGACTTTCCCATTTGCTCTTCATGCGCTCAATTGCGCGCTCTGGAACACCGTGAACACTACCATAATTTCCTTGAGCTTCAATGATATCAAATTTAATGTCATTGTCAAGGCAAAAAAGAAAATAGTCTTCAACCTCTTTATAATTGACAAACGTGTTCGCCACAATAACCGAATGTCCATTCTTGAGAGCCTTAATTGCATTCGTAAAGCACCAATTATGGGCATCTGTGATTTCATCATGAATGAACTTATATTCTCCTTCTTCATTGGTAAAAAACTGATCTGCTTCATAATGATACGTTTTGACCTTGGACGCTTTTACCATCGCAGAAGCAAGAGTTGACTTACCAGAACCCGGAAGACCACGAATCAGAATCAAAGACGGAAACGATGCTTTGGGAAGCGGATGAACATTCTTGATTTCTGTATTGGAATCAATCTTGTAATTGAAACCGTAAAAATCCATATACTTTTTGATTATTTTATTCCTCACTTTAACATAAACGTCATCTTTGATATTGATTTGGTGTTTTTGGTGCCCACCAGAATCAACTGGGTACGAATAAGGAGGATTATATATATAATAAAACATTGTTCCAAGCATTTTTTTGAACGTATTCTTTTCCACATCGGGAAATTGACAATAAGAAGAAACAATCCTATTCGCTTCTCCTTCAACGAATTCTTCATAATAACGTTGCTGATCAGGATCAGGGAAAAAGTATTTCGCTGTCTTTTCGCGTATGTATCGCTTTGTTCGTTTTTCTGGATCAACTACTTTATACGATAGACCAAAATTTGAGTGCAGAACAATTCCTTCTGCTTTACCTCCAAATTCTGACTCCAAATTATATGCAAGCGAACGGATAGCACTAGGATTTGTTGTGCCAGTAAAAAGAAGGTTAGGGTATACGCAAGTACGCTTAAACGAATCATGCAGTCTGAAGCAATCCTCGTTCGTTTTAGGGATAATCGTCACCATCCCAAATTTATTAGAAATTTGTTTAATCCTACGGGAACCAACCAGAATCATTTCGTGGTATCGCTTATATTCGGTTGCAATTGTGTTCTTTCGCATAATGAATTCAAAAAGAAATTCTGTCAGCTCACTTCCTGCAAAATTTTTAATTTTTGACTCAATGAATTTAAGAGTGCTCCAAATTTTACTGAACTGAATATATCCATACGACTCTTGTGGAACCGTTCCGATTTTTTCAAACGGGAAAATTTCAAACCCTTTATACGAAACAGTAATATGATCAAAAAACTTCTTTGAATCAACGAACGGATTGTACACAACAGAAATTTTTACTCCATCGTATTTCTCAAACACTTCATATGGTTGTTTTAAAACGGTTGCTTGCTGTTCTGCGTTCAATTTAACAAAGTCCACAAGCGTGGTATCACTTTGAATTTTCACGCAAATATTTCCTCCCATACTCTCTCCTTATAAAAATTGTGAGTGGATGTATTCCATTGTTACAGTTTTTTCAGGCTCCTTGCTCTCTGCAACCAGCTCGAACAGCAGTCCGCATTCTCTACACTCTACAGGCCCGTATCCGTCACGCCGGTTAAACGTTCTGCAGACAGGGCACGGGCCGCTCTTGAATCCGTTCATCAGCGAGTCCTCGGCAATCACTCGACAAGGACAGAGCCTACTATTCCGGCCGACACAGGGCATCGCCGCAGATGTCGGATCGCCACCTGATCCAACCCAGCGAAACACCTCGTACCGTCTGCCGAACTGGTCAACCTTAGGCCGCAGAATACATACCGGACAGGGAGTGATAATCTCAACCCGCAGAGCATTCGGCTGCAGGGGTAAATCATACGGCTTGATCTGATGGACGCACACTGCCATGCTTCACCTCTTGTTGTGTTGTGTCTGTTCTGTGTCCAATATTGAACACTATCGTGGCCATTAGATGCTCTAATGGCCACCGGTGATTATTACTCAAGGGGAAGGTCGTTAGGCGGATCGTCGCCGAGTCCAAAGGTTGCGTGCCATATCCAGCCCCATTGCTTATGGGGTTTTTCCAAGTGGTACTCGTACTCCGTCCTCAAGTTGTTCCAACGGACAGACCCTTTCTCCACGCCACGAGCCTCGATGACCTCCGTAAAGGTCTTCAACTCGTATATCCCCGGTACTTCAACACACCTTTTAATCCCGTCCTTTCTCATTATAACATCCTCCTCACCGGGTCATCCGGCATTGTTGTTGGTTATGCTGCCTTTGATTGTTTAAAGCTTAACATGTTTATTTTAACCCGTCAAGCTCTTTTGTGTTTCTTTTGTTTCATTCGGAATGTCCTCCAAAGCTGATCTTTATTTAGCAGGCGACAAGGCGCGATGCCTTTTTAGATCATCGGTACACGTCGAAACTGCACGTGTCTAAACACTGCCTTCTTTACAACGGCACCATCTTGTCCCGTTGTTTCTACGGTCTCCCGCTTGGAGCAGGCAACCAGTACGTCTTTATGTGCGGTTGGCACATTGTGAACACAGCACAGAATGCCGTGAACTCGCCCTGACAAATCACAGCATCATGCTCATTTACCTTCATCAGGATAGGCCAGATATGTTTCTGTACCTCCAAATGATCGCCCTCGGCCGGTATTTGCGCCCACATTGCCTTCTCTTCCGCGTCCAGCTCCACTACTCTTCCAAACTTTTCTTCAAGTTCTTCACGCTGATCTTGGGTAAGATTGTGATTCAGGATAACAAATACGCTCATTTCAATCTCCTCGCCGGGATGTCCCGGCATTTTGTTTGGTATGTTGCCTTTGATTATCTACAGCTTAACAGGTCCTTTTCGATCCGTCAAGCTTTTTTGTTTCATTCGGGCTGTCCTCCAAAACTAATTCGCAACATTTTTTCGCCGTCACGCTCAATATGACAAATTGAAGCGTTCCACCCAAATCTGTCTCGTTTGCTCAACCGAGCGGCTTCACGCTTCGCCCACAACGCCCAACCTTTTTCGGTTCGCTTTTGCGGATCCCATTTTGCATTACGAACAAAGTCACAGCCGCTTATTGCTTTCATTTTGCTTTTCTTCATGATCAACCTCTCTTTCAGAATTAATCTCAAGTATCTCTTAACTTTCACATACAGAATAAACTATTCAGAAGAACTTTTCAAGAGATTTCTTTGTTTTGATGAAAATATTTTTTTATGTCGGAGAATAAAACTGGAGAGTAACCATGTAAATCAACACAAACGTTAAAATGATTTGGTAGGTTAGGATGTGGAACATGGGTATGTCCGTGAATGACATACCGGCATTTTTCTTTCTTGAAGACAGAAAGAAGATGTTTTTTCTTATTTTGTATTTTTTTGGAATCTTTAGGAAAGACAACCAAAGGATAATGAGAGAAAAAGTATTCGTCAATAATAAAATGTTGATAAACTTCAATAAACCACAATTCATCCGTGAAGTAATTTACTGGTTTATGATCATGATTGCCTCTGATAAGAAATCGTGTTCCTTTTAAAGAAGCAGAAATTATTTTTAGTGTCTTGTAACCGTTCGGATAAGAACCAACACCAGCAGAAAAATCGCCTAAGTGCAAGACAATATCGTTATCATGAACCAGAGAATTCCAATTATTCACAAGAATTTTATTGAAATTCTCTGGTCTGTTACAATACTTTGCAATATTTGAATGCAAAAAATGATGATCAGATGTTATCCACAAATTTGTTGTAGTGTTCATCATTTTAATGTTATTTCATAATCCAAGTTTCGCCCTCTCGTTCCTTGCCCATTGACGTAAATCTTCAACAAACATCTGGTATTCTGAAAGCAACCCCATTTCGTCATCTTCAAAAACATATTTTCCCATGAGAAAACCGATTGCAATCCTACTAAAATAAAGTTCGTCCTCAAGAGAATATTTCTTCCTTAATTTTTCAGTGAATTGTTTATCAATCAATTGCAAATGAGCCGATTCTTTTCTTAATTTCATTTTCAATTCATCTGTTATTTCAGCAACAGAAACAGATATTTCCAATGGCTGTTCTGGCAATTCAACATTGTCCGGAACAGAAACATAAGTTATACCATCAATGACAGCAAGCTCATTGCAAACAATGTCTTCTGGTAGTTTGATATAAACTGTGGTAACAGAATCAATGTGTTTTTCGTACTGATAAATCGTTGCCATTTATTTCCTCTTGTATCATGGTTAACATTCTTTTTAAAGAATGAGTTCTTTTTGCGTGTCCTAGACAAGATACCAAAGATTCGTAAGATTTATTTTTGAGTGCTTTTTTAAAAACATAAAGGCTTCTTTTACGAATAAATCTTTTTGATCTCCACGTTCTATATCCTACAAAATTTATTCCTTTTGATGTTTTCGCTATTGTATAACGCGAAAGCTGCAAGTTTAACTCTTTATTTATGAATTCTTTAATTCTATTTAAACAATTTTTACATTGTTCCAAAGTTAAATTAAATAAAACAAAATCGTCAACATATCTACAATAATATTTTATTTTGAGCGTTCTTTTTATGAAATGATCAAGCGGATTCAAAAATATAAGAGCATAAATTTGACTTAATAAATTTCCTATTGGAATTCCAATATGATCTGGATAATCACAAAATATCATCATAATATCAACAAATCTTTTATCTTTAATTTTCTTTTCAATCAATTTTCTTAGAACACTTCTATCAATTCTATAAAAGAATTTTCGTATATCAAGTTTGATTGTATAACTATCAATATCCGATTTTCTCAATGATTCTTGTGCATAATCTGCCGCTTTGTGTGTTCCATATCCAACCCTACATGCGAATGACTGATCAATAAAAGTTTTATTAAAAATAGGATATATTGTTTTATAAATTGCATGTTGAACTACTATATCTCTAAAAGCAGGAGCATAAATAGTTCTTTTCTTTGGCTCATAAACTTCAAATTTAAAATATTCTTTTGGTTTATATGATCCGTTATGAATTGATTCATATAATTCATCAATATTACTTGCCAAGTTCTTTTCAAATTCAAAACATTGTCTTTTCTTATGTTTTCCTTTTGAAGCAACCAAATATGCTTCAAAAAGAGATTCTTTAGTAAAAGTTTTTTCAAACAAAAATCCTATACGCTTCATATTATTTGACTTTCGAGAATTTAATCCTACTAGAAAAATAATACCAATCCGATTTCGGGAAACCCCAAGAAACCATCTCCCTTGGATCCACCATTTCTATTAAGAATACGAGGTAGTTCCGAGTCAGAGCGAAACCCAACATTGTGGTTCGCATTAGTACGCGAATTATTCAAATTCAAAGCCCAACAACCAGCATTCGCATTGTTGTTCCAATTCATACCAACAATCGGACATGTTAAGATGATTCCTTTTCAAACATTATTCTATTTTTCTGATTTTAGAGACTTCATCCATCCTCCTATCATTCTTCCAAGTTCATCTATCATTCGAGATAAAGCAAGATATCTATGATTGGCTTTATCTTCTGTGTTTGTTTTTGAACCATCATTATATTTAAAATATTCAAGCGCATAAGCCAATCTGACTAACATCCTAAGTTGTTCATGTTTGATATTAAGATTTGATATTGCCGTCTTTTTGTGATACCTTTTTTGTGTTTCAACCATCAAACAATACATTTCATAAGAGGTTTTTCTTATTTCTTGAGTTAATGCATATTTTTCAAATTTAGGAAAATGATTAAGATAACAATTCAGCAACTTTGCAAATTCTATATATTTATGATCCAAAGTTGCTTCAGCATTTACGTTCATTATATCTCCAAATCTATTTATGTTATGTCGTCTTCGCTACCGCGAGACGACTCAAAGATACAAGGCAGAGCGAAACCCAACAGTGTGGCAGGCATTAGTACGCGAATTATTCAAAAACAAAGCCCAACAACCAGCAGACGCATGGTAGGTCCAACGCATACCAACAATCGGACACAAAGAAGAAACTAATCTAGGATAAAAATAATCGTTCCCGAACATATTGCTGCCTCCGATACCATCAAGTAGTGGAATACCGGCCCCGGTCATTTCCCATCCCAACCCATCT